ATCCGGATCATATCCATATCGCCACAGAAGGTCCTATCGGTCTGTACGCTAGAAGGTATTTTTCACTACATTCTCGGAGGTACAATACTGCTTATCATACCCGTTTTCCTGAGGGGATAAAAAAGATATTAGGCGTGCCCGAAGCTATAACTTGGACCTATGTGCGCTGGTTCCATCGACACGCAGGCAAAGTGTTGACTACCACAGACACTATGGTCAAAGAACTGTACGACAATGGCTTTGAAGGTGAGATCATTCCTTGGACACGTGGTGTTGACCGTACCATATTCCAGCCCACGCTACGCAACAGAACAGATAGTGTACGACAGTTGGTTTGTATCAGTCGTGTCAGCAAAGAAAAGAACCTTGAACAGTTCTTTGAATTACAAATACCTAATAGTCGTAAGATTATGGTAGGCGATGGACCCATGCGTGAAGAATATCAAGAACGATACCCTGATGTAGAGTTTGTAGGATTCAAAACGGGCACAGAGCTTGCCACCTATTATGCCAATGCCGATGTGTTTGTATTTCCCAGTGTATGGGAAACATTTGGCATTGTTATGATTGAAGCCATGGCCTGCGGTACTCCGGTAGCAGCCTACCCTGCACCGGGCCCACTAGATGTAGTAGATCCAGGTGTTACCGGATATATGGAAGAGGATCTAGCGGTTGCAGTTGAAAAGTGCTTGGCACTAGATAGAACAGCAGTAGAAGCAGCAAGCCAACGTTGGAGTTGGCAAAAAGCATGGGAAATATTCCGTGACAACCTAGTTTAAAGAGTGTATAATAGAGATATGAAAATAGGCATTATTGGATATGGTTATGTGGGTCGTGCAGTAGCAGCAGCCTATCACGAGGACGAGATCATGATCAATGATCCTGCACATCCCAGCGCCAGCATTGCTGACATAACAGCACAGTGCGAAGCAGTATTTGTCTGTGTACCCACACCACAGGGCAACGATGGTGTGTGCGATACCAGCATACTGAACACTGTACTGTTCAACCTTGGCAACTATGAGGGTGTGGTCATCTGTAAAAGCACAGCAACACCCGCTGCCTATGCAGAAATTGAACGCCGATTTGCCAATCTCAAACTGGCACACGTACCTGAGTTTCTAACAGCAGCCAACGCAGTCAATGACTATCTAAATCCTGTTAAGATTGTTATTGGATGTGCGCCCGAACTACGTGATAGCGTACTACGTGCTGTCTACACAGAACGCATCAACTTTTTGTTACCTAACATTGAATACTGTAGCCTAGCAGAAGCAGCCATGTTCAAGTATGTGGCCAATACACAGTTGGCCATGAAGGTTGTGATCAATAACGAATACTATGCAGTATGCCGTGCGTTGAATATTGATTGGGACAGCGTAGCAGCCATCGCAAAAACTGATCCAAGACTGGGCAACACACATTGGGCAGTACCCGGTCCTGATGGACAGATGGGCTATGGCGGCGCTTGTTTCCCTAAAGATACAGCAGCATTGCTGAGTTTAAGCAGGTTTTTAGGTGTAGAGACTACAGTTCTGGCAGCAGCAGTTGCTCGGAACCAACAGCTTCGCAGCTAAATACTAGATGCTCATTAAAGAAGTAACAGAAGATTTATCACGTAGAGGATTCCTAGGAGCACTTGGTGCAGCAGGTGCTGCTGCTGTGGCTCCGGGCATGGCACAGGCCAAAGCAGCCCCACATGCCAAGCCCGCAGTAGATCCACACAGCACAAAAGTTCAACAGGTTGTACAGGCTCCTAAAGTAGATCCTGACACAGCACGCCGTATCTTGTCAGCACACGCCATACAGTCGGGCATGACTGAGCCAACAGAACTAGCACAGTTCCTGGCACAATGCAGCGCAGAAACAGGCAACTTTGCACACCTAGGTGAGATAGGTCGTCCTGCTAAACTAGCACACAAATACGCACACAGCACAGGCAATGCTGGACAAAATGATGCTCTTGAGTATGCTGGCCGTGGCTTCATACAGCTGACTGGTAAAAACAACTATATTGCAGCCGGTGCCGGAGTACATAATGACGAAAGTTACTATGTAGAATATCCCAGCAGAGCAGCGGATCCACAAGAAGCTGCCAAAATTGCCACTTGGTTTTGGAACAAGAATGTCAAGCCGCGTGTTCGCAACTTTGCTGACACTGCTACAGTTACTAGAGCTATCAATGGACGTGCAGCACCACAGCACGAAATCAAAAAGCGTGACCAATTGTTTGCTACCTATTATCCAGCGGTCAAACAGTGGGCGTCAAGAAAGGCCTAACATGAAACAAGAACAACTAAAACTATCTAAATTGGAATGGGTATTCTACATTGGTGCAGCAGCCGCTTGGTGTGTTTGTTTTTCCACTTTGATTGAACCCGAAGTACGACTACTGTTAAAATACTTAACAGCATGATACGCAAATTAATTCTGTTGCTTGCCTTTGCAGCAAGCACAGTGTCGGCCCGTGACATAACAGCAACTAGTTGGTTAGTTGCAGACGAAGCAGGCACTGTACTACACAGCCAAAACATAGATCAAGTACAACCAATTGCCAGTATTAGCAAACTAATGACTGTCATGGTTGTCATGGATGCACATCAAGATCTTAAAGAACGCATAGGCGGTTATACCAGAGAAGAGCACATACAATTGGCTCTAGTCAAAAGCGACAACAAGAGTGCTGCCTTACTATGTGATGCCTACCCCGGTGGCAAAGATAGCTGTGTACGTGCAATGAATGCCAAAGCACAAGAACTACACATGACCAATACACGCTTTATTGAAGCAACCGGACTCAGTGTATTCAATGTCAGCACAGCAAATGAACTGATCAATTTAGTACAGGCAGCAAGTCACTATGACGTCATTACTGCCGCAGCACATACCAGTACAGCCAAAGTTCGAGTAAAGAAACGCTGGTTTGTATTTCACAACACCAATCCCATCATTGGATACAATCAACACGTTATAGTCAGCAAAACTGGCTACATACGAGCCAGTGGAGGTTGTTTGGTAATGATGTTAGATACGGAAGTCGGGCGCCGTATTCTAGTGCTACTTGGTAGCAAAAACACGCACACCCGAATTCCTGAAGCGGAAATTATTATCCGCAATACTGATTAAAAGAACAAAAACACGCCTTGCGCTGACAGCAACAAGCCCAGTCCGGCTACAAAAAAGCTGCCCCAGAACATGCTCATACTAACAGCAAGGATACTGGCGGACAGTACAACAATGCTCAATTGATATAGTGTACCAGCAAAACCAATCCAAGGGCTTTGCTTTTTAGCCTTGTCACGTTCTGCTTCAAGAGCACGTGCCTTGGCCATTAATTCTCGTTTACCTTCGCCTGTGGCAGGTTCGCTTTCATAGCGAGCAATTTTGGCCTCTAGTTTTTCCACACGTTCAGTATCTTTACGTGCCACAGCAGCTTCTAGATTTTGTTCAGCCAACATCTGTTTGATACTCTTGGCTTCATAAAAACTCCAAACGTCATTGGCTGCAATAGTGTCATTGAGTGTTTGGCTACTTAACTTGTTACCATACCAGCTATTAACTGCTAGTATTAAGGCAAACACTGAAATGACCATACCAGCACGGTCCTTCATCTTTGCTTCGCTTGCTTGACGTGCCTGAATGTCAAAGGCAGTTGCATCTTTAGGTACCTTGGCTTGTTTGTTAACCAAGTTTAATACTGAATCGAATAAGGCCATTGATGTCTCCTGTTATTATTGTTATCGACACAGTATTTATTTGAGTAATCGCTGTTTAACCTCTTGCAGGTACTCGTGGTCGGGCTCAAATCTAAAATGATATTTGCTGTGATTGTTTGGCTGTCGTCCATTGTTAAACTGCATGAGCACCCCTTCAAAGTTGTCAACAAGTTCGTTAACAATAATTTCTTTGAACTTGCCATAAAAGTGATTGTAGTTGTAGACCAATACTTCTTTCATTTCTGCATACATGTCATCTAGTTCACCTTTGCTTAGGGCACACAGCTTTTCTATTTCAGCAGTGATCTTTTCTATGCGTACATAATGATCTTCTTCTGTATCGTAGCTTTCGTCAATCCAACGATCAAAGGTCTTGAACCCATAGCTTTTTAAGTAGGCAAGGTTGCCCGGAGCAGCTACTAATATGAAAGGCCTTTGTGCTACAATAGGCTTAAACACTTTTTCAGTAAGGTGCAGCTTGGGAAGGAAATAGACAGTTTCAGTTACAACGTGCCAAAATGCACTAGTCAATTGATCAAGATCAACTTCGGCACTGAGTGCTCCGTGAGGTTTGTCAGTATCAATTATCAATGGATGTTCAAGGTGTCTAAGTACCTGATAAACTTTTACCTTGGCCTGTGTGGTCAATGGGCAATCTGCCGAAGTAATGGTTTCCTGCCAAGTGCCGTTTTTGTCACGCAAGGGCAAACTAACCAGTCCATGTTTAACTAGATCTTGACTTATTAAATTACTAACCAGATGCAGTCTGTAGCTACGTAATTCTGATATAAGGTTGTTGTAACATATAAATACTTTATTGAAACCGTCAAACAAATCAGGTCTTACGTACTGAAAATTTCGATACCAATCAAGTGCAGCAAATCCGTGAAAGAAATAATACCAATCGTAATTTGTTTCTGTGTACCAGTCGTATGGTGACGGATTACCTTTGAGGCATTGTTGCTTGAAATCGGAAATTTCGCTATTAGCAATTATTCGTAATTTCCTTGCCCCTGCTTCGTGTATTGGAAAAACATGATAATCAGACTCAGGGCCTATGATAGGAGTAAAATCGTATAAGGGTTCTTGATCAAGAAAGTAACAACAGATACTGGCACCTGCAAAAGAACCGATATCTGTATGAAGACGTTGGTCATGTTTGTTTTGAACGTACATGTATTCGTCGTAAGTACCAAATGGTGTAAAATAAAAGGTATGACTATTTTTATATTTTGATATTAGATTGTCATGCAGAATTTGATAAAATTTATCTAAGGAAAACATAAATGAATGTAGGATTTATTGGAATTGGAAAACTAGGAATGGCCTGTGCCGAAGTAATGGCTACCCGGCACTCTGTTACTGGATATGATATTTATCGTAAAGATAGCGATAAAATTAAAATTGCTGATACACTGAGTGAGGCAGTTGTTGGGCAAGACATTATCTTTATCGCTGTACAAACTCCACATGATCCCAAGTACGGTGGCGCTGAACCCATTACACATCTTGAGAACGTGGACTTTGACTATACCATTGTTGAGAATGTGCTCAAGCAGGTCAATGCCTATGTTAGGCCTAATCAGCTGGTTGTATTGATTAGTACAGTATTGCCTGGCACTACTCGTGAACGCTTACGCCCACTGATTACAAATGGCCGATTCATTTACAATCCTTATCTAATTGCCATGGGCTCAGTTGAATGGGACATGGTCAACCCTGAAATGGTTATTATTGGCACAGAAGATGGCAGCGTAACTGGAGATGCAGCAGAACTGATTGAGTTCTATCGTGGCTTGATGCAAAACGATCCACGTTATGAAGTTGGCACATGGGATGAAGCAGAGTGCATTAAGGTCTTCTATAATACCTTTATCAGCGCCAAGATCGGTTTAGTAAACATGATCCAGGACGTTGCAATAAAGCAGGGAAACATCAACGTTGATGTTGTGACAAACGCACTTGCAAAATCAAGTATGCGAATCATGGGACCTAAATATATGACTGCGGGGTTAGGAGATGCAGGCCCGTGCCACCCACGTGACAACATTGCTCTACGCTTCTTGGCAGAGAAGTTAGAACTGGGCTATGATCTGTTTGATGCTATCATGCGGGCCAGAGAAAAGCAGGCTAAACTAATGGCACTGGCTTTAGTGGAACAAGCCGAGCTGTACGAACTGCCTATCTACATACATGGTAAGGCCTATAAACCAGATGTAGACTATTTGGAAGGCAGCTACAGTTTGTTGGTTGGACACTACTGTACTGAGTTTGGACACGAGCCTACATACATTGATCCATTAACAGAAGCAACAACTCCTGCAAGTATTAAAGGTGTTGTGTTATTGGCACACAATCGCATAATAACTTATGGTTATGCGGGTGTGGATCAAGCACAGCAACAGTATTGTGAGTTTGAAGCGGGCAGTATCATTGTTGATCCATGGCGCACATATCCACGTGACACAGCAGGCATAAAGGTCTTACACTATGGCAATACACGCCAGGTATAAGATCCCAGTATTTTGGGACGACGAATACCGACAGTTGGTTTATACACAAGAGGAGTTCAATGACTCTGCCAGTATCCAACGTTGGACCAGTATGGGCTACACCAATCAATTTACTGGCTACATGGCCGACATGCGTACACAACAGCCTAGCTGGAATGATCAGTTTGTAAAAATTTATCAAGACTTGGGCTGGAAGGATATTGGCACCAGTTATTACCGCATGGACACTGGAACAGTTTTGCCAACACATAGTGACTTATATGCAAGATATGTTACAATACATAACTTGCAAGGACGTGAAGATACTATTCGTCGTGCAGTGATATTTTTAGAAGACTGGCAACCAGGACACTACAGCGAGATTAATGGTGTAGGTATGGTAAACTGGACAGCAGGCACAGTATTAGAATGGAGTTATGATACTCCACACGCAGCAGCCAATATTGGTATTGCACCGCGTTACACACTTCAAATAACAGGACATGTATGATTTCAAGTTACAACGAGTGGGACCCACTTAAAAAAATTGTGGTAGGAGATGCTACACATGCCAATTGGCCAGTGTTAGATAAAGTCTTTCGAGCAGAAGAAGAGAATACATTGTGGAAGGAAACCCCACTCCCATCAGGTCCAGTGCCTCAATGGATCATTGATGAAACTAATGAAGATTTGCATATACTATGCGAAACACTTGCCAAGCTAGGTGTAGAAGTTGTGCGCCCAGATTCATTGAACTTCCAAGTACACGATGGCATGTACAACTATTGCCCACGCGATCGCTTTCTAGTTTACGGCAATACCATTGTGGACCCTGCTATGATGTATCCTTGCCGTGACATGGAATATCAATGTTATATGGATATCTTGCCAGATGCTGCTCACATTTATCACATGCCTCGTAAAGATGGGCTAGTATTTGATGCGGCCAATGTTTGCAGACTTGGTGACAGCATGTTATATCTTGAATCAGCAAGTGGTAACCGTGCGGCATATGATTGGTTATGCAGACAGTTTCCCGCAGTCAATATTGAACTTTGTAACTTCTACGCAGGAGTGCATATTGACAGTACCATTGTACCTTTGCGAGAAGGACTTGTGATGCTAAATGGTTCCCGAGTAAATGAAACAAATTGTCCCCAAGTATTTGATCAATGGGATAAGATCTACGTTGACGATGTAGTAGCACAAGGATTCCACGAATATCCCTATGCCAGTAAATGGATTGCACTCAACATGTTGGTAGTTGATCCACACACAGTCATCTGTGATAAAAATCAAACTGAATTGATTAAAAAACTTGAACAATCTAGTTTTACTGTTATTCCACTGGAACTACGCCATAGTCGCACATTAGGTGGCGGGTTCCATTGTGTTACACTTGATTTACACCGTAGCAAATAAATACAGCATAATAAGAAAGAATTATGACAGGATTTGCAACTATAGGTGATGTCAATGTGTTGGCACTCAAGAACAACAGTCGAACTCAAGACGTGGTAAACAAGAAGCAGGATATCTTAGATAGTCTGGCGCAGTACTATAATCTTGCGCCCACGAATGTACTGTTTGTGGGATTTAGCAGTTTTGTATTGGCACGTTTCCCAGAGGAAATCGCCATTACCGCGGTAAGTGAAGAAGTACAGCAGTACCTGCGAGCACAGGGCGTTAAGTTTCGTTACATTCCCGAAATTGAATTGCTAAACTATCGCAAGCAATTTGAAGTAGTTGTAGCCGTTGACGAGTACTTTACCTACGCCGACAGCGACCAAGCACAAAAAGAAAATGTGGCACAGATTTGTAGCCTCGCCACAGACTATGTGATAACTACATTACGAGACTACAAAAACCAAGACTACAAAGAGCGAGAGTTCAGTCAGCCTAGCATTGTACGTGACGGAGATGCCAGCACGGTCTTTTTGGAAAGCCACGCTTGGAGCCAAAAAGACCGTGCAAATTGGACCAGCATGATCTATGCTATTGACCAAACAGATAATACCATGCAGAGTTTTGGTGCGTTTGATCGACGTACCATGTACTTTAAACAGTTGGCTAACTTTAGCGCAGCAGTAGGAGCAGAAGATTTTGTAGTTCACAAGAACCTTATGTACAAGGGACTTATTCGAAAAAACTATGAGCACGTGATCACAATCACTTTCAACTAATGTCCAAGGATATATTCGAAAATTTAGTAACAGACATCACAGCAGAAGTATTACAACAGGTACAAGAACAAATTGGTACCGTTGTAACTGCCGCCGTTGTCAACAGGCTTGATGAACTGATCAGTGGTGACTACATTGACCGAATGGTCAATACACGCATCGAACAACAGTTGCACAACTTCACTCCCAATGTATCACACCTTGATGAGCGTTTGGAAACCGTTGCTAGGGACACAGCAGAGCAGATGATTGCTACTGCAAATGGACTGGTAAAAACAATGGTCAACGAGCGTATTGCATCTTATGATCTTGGCGGCATGATTGTGGAGCAGGTGAATCTAAAACTAGATCCCAACAATGCACACTACCCATTTCCTGACGCCAGCATTGACAGTGCCGCACTGGATCTCAAAGATTTAGTCATTACAGGCGACCATGTTGTAGGCGGAGTTATTAAAAACTTTGGCAGCACAGGTATTGACGATCAAGCAACAGATTGTCGTGTTACTATTCTTGATCAAGGTACAATATTTGAAAACACACTCTACGCACCAAGAGTTGAAGTCAAGGGTGGTGCAATCATTGATGGCGACCTAGACATTCAGGGACGCATTGTAGATGGTCCTGCGTATCAACAGTTGATCAGTGATGCAGCAGGTGCAGCCAAAGCAGTTATTACTGATGACGTGCTGACTGCACACCAAGACAAGATCTTTGAACGTATCCTAACAGAAGGACTTGACCTAGGCAAGATCAGTCTCAACGGACGTGTGATTGTTGATGGACAACGCTTGCTCAATGTGTTCCACAGCCAGCTACAGTCAGTGGGCATACTGCAAGATCTACAAACCTCAGGTGAAACACTCTTAAGTGAAACAGTCTATGCCAGCAATAAGCGTGTAGGTGTAAACACCATGAGTCCCAATGCTGCACTCAGTGTATGGGACGAAGAAGTTGAAATCAACATTGGTAAACTACGTCAAGACACGGCAGAGATCTCCGCCGAACGTGGCACATTGGTATTGAGCAGCAATCAACAACAAAACTTGACCATTGAAGCTGATGGTAGTGTAACTGTTAAAACTATCAAGATAGGCAACTTGACTTTTACATCTGCTGCAACTCCTCCCAACTACGATGCAGTGCGTGGTATGATTGTATTCAACGAGAATCCAAATTTGGGAGGACCACTGGGATGGGTCAGCCTCGGTGATGCACGTTGGGCCAACTTTGGCATCATAGACTAACATGTCCAATCAGAAGATATTTTGTAATGTGCCTTGGACCAATACGCACATATATTGGGACGGCAGTTTTGGCATGTGTTGCAGTGAACGTCACGCACCACATCAAGAACCCACAAAATACAATCTAAAAAACATGACTGTGGCACAGTGGTATGCTACAGATGTCATGACCCAAGCACGTGAACAAATCAAGGGTAGTCAACCCTTGTCACAATGCACAGCCTGCTATCGAGAAGAAGCAGTGGGATACGAAAGTCGACGTATCAAAGAAAACTTCAAGAGCGTAATTTTTACAGAACAGGCATTTGAACGCAGCTATCAACAGAGTCCCATGTATGCTGCCTTTGAGAATCCCATTGGTGCTAGACAACCTGTTGATTGGCACGTGGATCTAGGCAATGAATGTAACCTCACCTGCAGAATGTGCAGACCCAGCGCCAGCAGTAAGATATCCAGTCTCTACACCAAGTGGCAACTGATAGATGTCAGTGCCAATCGCAACTGGACACTAGATCCACTGTCATGGCAAAACTTTACAGATAGCGTACTGGCAACACCCAATCTAAACAGAATACATTTCATGGGCGGCGAGCCCCTGCTGAACAAGCGTTTTCCTGAACTGTTAGACTTTCTACTAGACAACGACAAAGCCAACGTGTCAATTAGTTTTGTAACCAACGGAACACTATTTGATCAAACCATTGTAGATAGACTGAAACGATTCCGCAGTTGTGATATTGAAGTCAGCATTGAAAGTATTGAATCCAACAACGACTATTTGCGTACAGGAACTGATACAACTGTGGTCATGGGCAACATAGCCAAATTGGTCCAGCAACAGTCAGACACGTTTCATGTAGTATTGAGAAGTGCGCCACAACTACTCAGCATTAACAACTATTATAAATTAATTGCTTGGGCATGGCAACAACAATTACCCTTACAAGGCATTCCGGTAACTGCACCTGAATACCTACAGATATCAGTTCTACCTTGCAAATTACGACAACAGTTTGTCGAACATTATCAACGGGTAAAGGATTCAATTGATCCCGGACAGTTTACTGGATTGGCTACTGGACGTAATGTAGGCACGTTGAATACAACTTTGCGTAGAGAATGTGATGCAATGATTAATTTGTTGGGTGCTCCTGAACCCAATGATGTAGCAAAACTGAGACAAGAACTGGCTGTTTGGTTACAACGTTGGGACCGTGAGTACAAACTAGATGCATACAGTTACTATCCCGAGTACCGAGAGTTTTTAGATGCAATACAATACCAAGTTTAAGATTGGACTTGTACCGCACGGTGCCGCCTGTATCAACTATGGACTAGATGGTGTTGATGTGACTAAGGGATTGCAGTTAGCAGAGCCTTGCGAGCTCAACTTTAATTTGGATTTAGCAGCAGGACCGCATGAATTGTTCATTGACTTTTACAACAAGCCCGACAATGATCCTGACATGGCTGTTGAAATTGCCTATGTAGAGTTTGAAGGTATGCGACTAGATCGTTTCAAGTGGAGCAGTACCTACACACCAGTGTATCCTGAACCCTGGGCAAGTGAGCAAACAAAAGTATTACCCAGTGTGTATCACGGATCGACCTACATGGGTTGGAACGGACGTTGGTGCCTACACTTTTCGACGCCCATTTTTACTTGGATTCACCAGCTAGAACACCTGGGCTGGATCTACACTTGACCCCTAATGGCAAACATGCTATAATACAGCATGACTACACATTCTATTCCGCGCATTGGCTTTGCCTGCAAGTACTCTGAACTTGACGCAAAAGGGCAACCTGCGTCAGTTCCTGAGCTCAATCTCAAAGGTACCACTGTGGCTTGGCTTAAACGCCAGACTGCTAGTGTAGCCGATGACAAGATGTGGGAAATTGTTCGCCACAACCTTTCTGCAACCAAACGACTCGTTGAACGAGTAGGAGAACTTGATGACAGCCTTCGCATGGTACGCCTTGGCAGTGATATCCTGCCTATGTACACTGAACCTACTTATCGTGTATTTCATCATCAACCAGCCGTTAAGTCGTTTTGCGAAAACGGCTTTAACGAGATTGGTGCTGTGGCTCGCGCCCGTGGAGTGCGCCTTAGTTTTCATCCTGGGCAGTTTGTTGTTCTTGCTAGCGAATCCGATAACATTGTTGCACGTTCAATAGAGGAGTTTGAATACCATGTCGATATGGCTCGTTGGATGGGATACGGCAGAGAATTTCAGGATCTTAAGATCAATGTACACATCTCCGGTAAACGTGGCGCCCAAGGCATTAGAGATGTATATGGCCGTCTTAGCCCTGAGGCACGTAACTGCTTAACAATCGAGAACGAGGAGAATAGTCATGGACTTGCTGATTGCCTTACTATTAGTGATTTGGTTCCTATCGTTCTTGACGTACATCATCACTGGTGCCGGGAAGGTGTTTACATCCAACCTGATGATCCTATGGTGCGACAGGTTATTGATAGCTGGCGTGGTCAGCGTCCTACTATGCACTATAGTATCAGCCGTGAGGATGTACTTGTGGGCCATTCGCCCACAGTTGCTCCGGACTTTGGACTTCTTTTGACACAGGGTTACAAAAAGCAAAAGATGCGGGCACACAGTGACTTCTACTGGAATACAGCAGTAAATGAATGGGCCGCCGGCTTTGCTGAAAACTTTGACATCATGTGCGAGAGCAAGGCCAAGAACTTGGCTAGTTTTGCGTTTGCGGATTTTGTAAAAAGTAGGAAACAAACGCTGGCATAAAATAACTGCCATACCAATCTGTCCTCATCAAGTGAGCATAATTGTGTTCACAGATAGGGCAGATTTCCTTGAGTACTGCTTCTTGTTTGAGCGTACCGAGATATTTTACTTGTTCTAGTACCATGTTACAGCGTTCTACAAGGCCAGGTTCTTGATCATAACTTTCGTCAATGATACCATCAAAGGTTCTAAAGCCCATGGCACGTAGATTGCGTAGTGCGTACTGTCCATTTAGTTGTACAAACAAGCGTTGACCTAATATGGGCTTGACAGTCTTTTCTGTGTAAAAACTAAAATGATTACTGAAGCAGGTCTCAGCTACTAGACTGTAAGCAGTTTCATTATAGACTTCAAGCGGTACAATCTGACTTAGACTCATTCGGTGCCCGTGATAGTTGACACGGTCCACAGTCCACTCCACTGGTTTTTCGATTACTAGTCCTGTATCTTCCCAACGCCATTTTGTTGCATCACTAAAGTCACAGTCTGTGGTGTTTAAATAGGTAACAACATTAGCATCTCGGTCTAGGCCATTGTAGGCAATGTCTCTGTGTAATTTCTTGCGTCCCAAGAGTGCATCAAACTGTTTGGGTTTGACCGCATACGGGTGCAGACTATTGTTTAACAGTTGTGGGCGTTCGTATTTGTAGAAGTGTGCAGTAGTAGTGAACCAATCATAGAACTTGTGTACAGGACTATTGGCTAGAGTAAAGTTTAGTTCACCGCAGATGAAATAGCTTATGCGAGCATGATCGTTACGGGTTATAAACTCTACTGTACGATCATGCAGTTCACTCATTAAGATTAATACATGGTCACAATGCGCCAAGAGATCTTGTACAGTGCTGTCAAATGCACTATCAACAGGATAAGGCATTTGAAAGCAAGCAATCTTACGTTCATGTTGACTAGCTACAAATAGATCACGGTCATTGTAGACTGTGATAGCGTGTGTTAGCCAACACTTGGTGAAATGAAAAGAAAAAAGGGCATCTGTGCCTTGCGGAACAAATACCCCCGTTTGTTGACTCATTACTTGGTCTTTTTAGCTGGAGCTTTTTTAGCAGGTGCTTTGGCTTTTGCGGCTGGCTTTTTGTCAGCAGCTTTAGCTTTGGCAGCAGTGGTAGCGCCAACTTTAGGAGCACGTGGTTTACGTGCTGGTTTAGCCGGTACTTCAACTGTGCCTGCGCCTTCAACTGGTAAAGCAACAGGTGCAGCTTCAACAGTTTCGGCAACAGCAGGTGTTTCGACTTTGTAAGGTGCAACAGGTGCAGCTTCCTCAATGACTTCTTCTTTTTTACGGCGTCCGGTCATCAGTATTGCCAAAATAACTAAGACTAGCGCAATGGCAGCGCATGTTCCAAAATCCAATTCCATTTGAGATCTCCTATTTGAATGGTAAAGTATTTACACCTGCAAATATTACAGTAAAAATAAAATTAGTGACAGCTCACTAGTGAAAACCATTGACTTCGCTGCACCGCAGCATGTACAATAACTAAATACTTTGTAGGGTGCCAATAGTTGGGCCCACAGTATAGTAAACTCGCTTTATAAGGAGAAAACCATGTTTACACTTGATCCAGCAATCGACCTGATCCAAACAGGCAAAAAGAACTTCGTTAACACAGTATTCGCAAACAACAGCACCATCGCTGACGCATTGAACGGTTTCGTTGATGCACAAACTGAATACACCAAAAAGGCAGTCAAAGCAGGTACAGACAGTGCCACACAAGTTGCCAGTGAATTTACCAAACTCACACAAGACGCTCTAAAGTTTAACTACTGGAAAGCAGCCGAAGACGCAATGAAATCTTTCAACGTCAAAAAGTAATCTGTAAAGTTTACAGAATAACCCGCTTCGGCGGGTTTTTTCATAAATACTTGCATATAGGAATCCAAAATGCAACAAGTAGAATACACCCATTTATCTGGAACAAAGATAACATATACCAGTGCAAATACAGTTAGTCAGCTCAATTACATAATTGGAAACTCGACTCCAAGTACGTCATCAACAGTAATTGCACAGTTAACTGCCAATGCCAGTGGTACTATTAATCACAATGGAATTACCTATTATTACAGAACTTTGCAACCAGTTTATTCTAACGATTTTGGACTTTGGCTGTGGGCTCAGGAAACATTGACTCCAACTGAACACACTGTCTTTACCGGGCAGTCAGCAATCTGGAGCAGCAATGTAACAGCACGGGAAGTTGCCGAGTTTAAATATTGGTGGAATCGTTATTGTAGTGATCCAAATGTCAAGGTCACAGAGTAATACTCAAGTACTACTTGCAAACCCGCTTCGGCGGGTTTCTTTTTGGTTGCCCAGAAATGACTTTGGCAGTATAATAACGACATAGCAACAAAGGAGTCCAGCATGGCATACACCGTTTTTCAACATGATGCACGTTTTGGTCCACGTAAAGGACTGGAAGGTCCCTTTCACTATCCCAATGGTGCTACTTTGTACTACGATTCCAAAGAAGGAAAGTACTACGATCCTACTACCGATTTCTACGTTGCCGATGCGGATGTTGCAGAATTGCAAAATCTCATCCTGGCACGTTTGACAGCTTGATTTGCCCAGAAATGAGCAAAGTGCTATAATACATACATGTTGAAACAAAAGGAGTTGGAAATGACATCAAAGAAATCTACAAAAACAATGACCATGACAATCAAAGTGTCCGCTGGTTTTTTGATTGGCAGTTTGGAAGAAGCTGGCTTTAAGGTTGACGAAGAAAAACTGTATGCAATGATGGATTCCAAAAAATTCCAAGACTACTTGGCAGATGATTTATTGACAGCTTGGGGCGAGTTGAACTCCCAACCTGGTGCCGGTGATGCGCTGGAATCTGTGTTTGATGGTTGCTTGATTGACGAATACGACGACGAAGGTGACGACGAATAAAAGTTGACCCCAAATGGCAGATGTGTTATAATACAGTTTTACAAGGAACAAAACAATGTCACTTACACTTAAACAACGAGCCGCAGTCAATGTGTTGAAAGTCTTCTTAACTATGCTTGTAGCCTCAGCTGCTTTCTTCTTAGCACTCATGTACGTGCCTGTAAACATCTTGATCAATGTATTTTCAGGCTCATGTCTTGTGTTTTGCATCTACTGCATTTATCAGATGGAAGTCAGCAAACTGGAAATGGCTGAGTCTTTGAAAAAGTTGAACGAAATCAAATAAGGACTCACAATGAGTATACTGTTTCGTGGAAGTCGTCCCATTGTTGCATTTGATGTTGACAATCCTGATCACCGCAGATGGTATTCGGAATTTGTTAAATACAAAACATGGGGTCGGTGCCCGGTACGGTTCATGGCCGAGGCACTGGACCAAGATTTGGTAAGCTACATCAACGACAAGATGCTGGCCTACTATATCACACAGGAGTTTGGAAATGGCAGTCGAAAAACTAAAAATAAAACTCAAGCATCAAAGCCCCGAGCCAAGAGCGCACCGGGTTCTGTTTCGAAGCGACACGCCGTTCAAACCCAAGGTAGTGAACGCAAAACCTCGTTACCAACGCAAGCCTAAACACGCAGGAGCTGACTATGAATGATTATGATCGCAACAATCTCAACTACATCATTGGCTTGACTGATGACCAGTTCAATGAGTGGGCCGAGAGCCTGGATCAAGAAGACCGTATCTATGCAGTAAAACTGATCCAGCGCTATCGTGTTGAAAAAGATGTTGAGCTGATGGAAATGGAAGAAGCTCTGCAAAATGAAGCAGGCTTGGATTGTAGTCAGGCCTTAGAGATTATCAACCGCGTCAAGTAAGGAGTTATACATGAACGCAACCGTCGAGCGCTTCGCCAATGAAGCAATTTTTGTTCTTCAATTCAACAGCCGTGATGCTGTGCGTTATGTACAGCGTAACGCAGGAGTTGGTGAGACCGAAGCAGTCCAGGCCGTCAAGCAGACTGTAACTTTCCACAAGCACTGATCATGTGTATGCTGATCGCCTTGCTGATGGGCATGGCTGATTGTCTTCCCCCGGACCCTAGGCCCCTGTATGATAGTCTCTGGACCACATACGGGCCCACACCGGATTGTTTAAACCGTGATCGTCATATCAGCTATTTGACAAGTTTGAAACCCTTGCCCATGCGTACTGGTGATCGTGTAACTGTAGAAGAATACAATCATGCGATTGATCTCTACGTTGAAAGACTAGAATGGTACTGCAAAGATCGTTGATTGTTGTGGCCGCGCTCACACTTGCTGCCTGTGCCAACAACACCCCACTCTACAACCCTCCACCACAGGGCATGGCATTTGGTGACTTGAACCATTTTAAATGGGACTGCGAACATGCCGCAGAACAAACTGTGTTCCTGCGCCAACAGTTGGCAACTACGACACCGTTTGCGTTTGATGCTAATCGTCGTGCCATCATCTACAAGAACTTGAACGAGATCAAGACCTATTGTCCACAGCAAAAACCCAAACCTGTTGGTTGCGTTCATGTGCGAGAGGACATGCAGAATGGTACAGGCCAAGCCACAGTCTGTAACAGCAACCCACATGGACTAGGCCCTGCGGAACGTCCTGTTGTTAACCGTTGGGACCCATTGGTTGACTCAAAATGAAATCAGTGTTAAACTGTAATTTTTGTAACCCACGCAAAGGAGTAATCATGCGTAAACTGTTAGTCGTTTTTGCCGTAGCAGGTCTTGCTGCCTGTAGTTCAACTAAGCCCCAGACTGTCTTGGCACCACAGCCCACAGCACAACCTGTACAGGTGGCTGCACCTGTTAACCCCAACGGTATTCCCGATTGGTTTACAAGTGTGCCCAATGACGAAGATCATCTCTACGCAGTAGGCGATGGTGTCAGTGGCAGCGCCAGTGGTGCGCTGGGCAATGCTCGTGCAAATGCCTTTGAAGGTATTTGTCAAGGTGCAGGTGGTACTGTTCGTAGTCAAACAAAGATCTACCGACAAGACACTGAAACTGGCAGCAAGAGCACTTCAACTACTGCTATTCGAAACTTCTGTGCTGATGTCAGTGTAGCAGGCAGTCGTGTGGACCGTAGTCAAATCATTCTTGAAAACGGACGCTATCATGCCTTTGTGTTGGTTGCCTTGCCCCTAGGCGACAAAAACAAAGTTACCTTGAGACAGCAACGCCGTGCTCAAGATCAACAAATTGACAGCGATGCTCGCAAAGAGTTCAAAGAACTTGATGAGTTGAACGACAAGGCACGTGCCCCGGTTAGCGAAGCTCCACAGAGCCGTGTTGAAGGTATTACTCTACTCAACGTAGACAATGCTGAATACAAGCGCAAACGTGATGAGGCCCTACAAAAGCCCGGTGCTGTGATCGGACAGACCACACTCCAAGCACAATAAACAGCGTAGTTAACCAGCCCTCGTACGGTACTTAAATACCGTAGCGAGGGTTTTTCTATGGCGAGACCAAATCCAATTCGATCAATAATGGAGGCTGAACTTCCCAGTATCACCAGTCAACGCCGCAAAGAGTTCCGTCCTAGTGCTGCGGATATCACTTACGCCTACAACATAATCAATAGACACGTATTTCGCAATCAGCTACGCAAACCCAAAATCACCACTGGACGCTTGGGACCGGCTTGGGGAATGTGTGGTTGGTACTATGGAGAGAAAAGTCCCGGTACACAATGCGATATTTGGCTAGCCGACAAATGGTTCTGTCCACAATGGTTCATGAACACACTTGCACACGAGATGATACATCAGTGGCAGTGGGACGTTTATCGCTGGGATCACCTAGACGAGTACGGTAGAGAAATGAATGTAGTCAGCGCCGGGCATGGTCCAAATTTTTTTGCTTGGCGCGAAGAATTTGACTATTATGGGCTAAATCTCAAAACCTTTTTTAGACAGCGCAAATGGTTTCTTTACCAAGATTTTTCTAAATGCTAGACACGTGATTTGTTTTCCGCTATAATAGTAGCACATTAACTATTGTAGGAAAACAATGCCCAATTTCGTCCCCACAGTCCTTGAAAAAACATCAAATGGTGAACGTGCTTACGACATCTACAGTCGTTTGCTAAAGGATCGTATTGTCATGCTGGACACTGATGTCAACGAACACAGCGCCAGCCTCATTGTTGCCCAAATGCTCTTTTTAGAAAGCGAAGACCCCAATGCCGATATTCTATTCTACATTAACAGCCCCGGTGGTTCAGTCACTGCTGGTTTGGCAATCTACGATACTATGCAATTCATTCGCCCTGATGTCAGCACCATTGTATTGGGGCAGGCCTGTAGCATGGGCAGCTTCCTTGCCCAAGCAGGCACAGCAGGCAAACGCCTAGTACTTCCAGAATCACGTACAATGATTCACCGTGTCAGTAGTGGTACTCCAGGCACACGTGGTTCAGTTCATGTGCAAGAACTGCAATTTGAAGACGCAAAACGTGCATTTGATGAGTCAGTTCGTATCAATCAACGCTTAACTGAACTCTACGTCAAGCACAATACAGCGGGCAAAACCTACGACGAACTGTTTGGCGACATGAAGTTTGACACTTTCTTGAGCGCCGAAGAAGCAGTGGCATATGGGCTAGCTGATCAGGTTGTTGCTAAACGTCCGTGACCACAGTTGTGATCTACAAGAACAGTGTGAACGACATTCTTGACATAGTGCAGGACATAAAAAGTCTTGGCTATGTCATGGATCAAGATTTTACTTGGGCCTGGCATCCGGGAGATAGCTATGCAGGCGAACAGGAATATGCTGTCTTTGAATGCCATGACGAGCATCTTGCCACATACCTCAACTTGAAATGGCTAAAGTGACTAAGTAGAAACCATAATGATTCTCTTTACATTAGGTAAATATATTAGTATAATCACTAGTATACACACAAAGGAGAAACATTATGTTTACAGCACTAGTTGGATGGATCAAAAGTCTATTCGAAGACAAGTCTTACCAAGACAGCGTGGAATATTTCGTAGCAAGCAAGCACCCACAAACCACAAGCGAAGTTGAATATTGGATTCGTCACTACGATCAACACAAGAAAGACTGGGCACTATGAGTAAATACTTACGAGCAGCCTGGGAATTCATTGTAGAAGTGCAGGACCTACGAGCAAGAGAAATGATCAAACGAGGCCAATACTGGTATTAATATGTTTACACGACAAGACCTAGGACCCAAACTTGCCCTTGTGGGTATTGTTGTTGTAGTCACTTATCTTGTGTTAACATCATGATTACAACACGATTCCTACACACCAGTGAATACGGGCAGTATGCTGCCTGGCTCAAGCAGCTGGATTTTGAAACTCGACAAACCTATTTTGGTGTTCCTCAAAACGATGACAGCATTGATCATTTGGTTAAAGGAATCAAAGACAACGCCCGCGAACATCACTTCCTGGTAGCAGAATATCGTGGTGCATGGATTGGTACAATCCACATTGCCGAGACTGCCATTGATGAAGTTGAGTTCGGGGTCATTGTTGATCGAGAACATCGTGGACGCGGCATTGCTGATCGTATGCTGAAAGAAGCTGTGTTATGGGCACGTAATCGCGGCTATCATAGTTTGTATATGCACTGCCTACAATGGAATCAACCCATCAAGCATTTGTGTACCAAGCACGGTATGAAACTGCACAGTGAAGCAGGCGAGACTGAAACCAAAATGCCCTTGTCCCCAGCTGATCTGCATACTATTACAGAAGAAGTCATCATACGCAATCGCAACGTATACCGCATGATGTTGCAGCGCATGGTCCCATATCTAGACGAAGTATACGGATAATCAGTACAGTTATAAATACTGTACGATGAAATTATTTGAATACACCAACGATTATGCAGCCCGACCTGAAGTTTATGTTGACATGGACGGTGTGCTTGCAGACTTCTTTGGACCTGTAGCCAAACACCACGGCGTCACCAACTGGCGCAAGGCCCGTCGACAACGTGCTGCCGGTGGTGGCAAAATTGATAAACTTGCCAGCAAGCCTGGCTACTTCCTACACTTAAAACCCTTGCCCAACGCAGGCAAGTTGATCAATGGTGTAATGAAGTTGCGCGGCGAGTACAACATCTTAAGCAGTCCCATGCTGAGTTGCGTTGAACAAAGCAGCCGTGAAAAAAGCCAGTGGCTACAAAAACATCTAAGAAAAAACGCACCACGTGCGGTGCTATTTGATCACGAGAAGTTCAAGTTTGCCAAGCAGGCCGACGGTACGCCCAATATCTTGATCGACGACTACGAAACCAATATTCACTTGTGGGAAGCCAATGGCGGCATTGGTATCTTGTACAGTGATGCGGAATGTGATCGTGCGCTAAAACAACTACATGCCGCACTACACGGCAAATTTAGACGCACTTATAAGATGCCACTGGCCATTCTACAACGAGAACTTGAGCAGAACATGGATGAAAGTTACGATCACGGACTGGATCTAACTAAACGACTCTACACCAGCCGAGATGTACTTGACTATGTTAAGGGTGTACACGTCGACGGCTATAGTCTAGACAAGCCTATTAAGGATCACAAGGCCTGGGTCTTACGCATGGTGCCTACACATGATCTCAGCAGCCCTGAAAAGTATGATCAAGATGATCGCTATCGTCGCATCATTGATCTAGACTGGGATCACATCAGTCACATTACACGCAAGGACATCAAGAACAAGCCTGTTGTAGCAGATGATCAAGGTTGGGTTCTTGACGGCAACCATCGTGTGACAGCGGCACGGGCAGCAGGCATTAAACGTATCCCTGCACTGGTGCCCTACCATAAATAAAAATACATTAACAGGAGATTTTCGATGAGAAAATTATTTGCAATATTCATGTTGACCCTTGGCTTCGCATCAGGCGCGATGGCATGGAATCAACGTCCACCGTTCCCAGTCGACCAATGTAAGGCACATGCCCCATATGGTTTCCCACAAGTACAAGGCCAGATCCAACCCCTATGTCAACAGGCATATCTAGTTGGCTATGATGCCGCTGCCAAACTACCAAGGTTTGTAATGTATGAACTACTACCACAAAATGCTCTGGGCTGTGTTGCTCGTACTAATGCTTTTGCTGCCAATCAGTTTGTTCCTAATGGAGCCGTACCTGGCGACTACGCCGCTACAGGATACGACAAAGGACACATGGCACCCGATGGCGACCTTTCGTGGGATGTTCAAGTAGAGTTTGAATCGTTCTTGATGACCAACATGAGCCCACAAGCTGGTTCATTGAATCGTGGTATTTGGAAACTGCTTGAAACGTCAGTACGTGGCTGGGCTTTCCAACGTAACCAATCGTATTGGGTTGTAGCTGGCGGCGTTTATGGTGCAGGCGACAAAACAATCGGTAAAGGTGTTGTAGTTCCACACGCTTTCTACAAGATCGTTGTAAACAATCAAACTGGCGAAGCAGCTGGTTGGATGTTCCCGCACACCGCTCCTTATCCTAACTTGGGTAATGATCTAACTAAATTCCGTATGCCAATTGCTCAGATTGAACAACAAGCCGGAGTTGCCTACGCATTGCCAGCAGGCACACGAGAACTTGCTCCGGGCGCTGAATGGAAAGTGGACTTTGGTGCGCTGACCAACAGCAAACGTCAAAAGTGCGGAGCTAACGCAAGCACCGATTAACCTGCTACACTCATAGCAGCATAAATAAGGGTATAGTAAAATATACCCTTTTTTCATATGCGTTATAAACAGATTAAACCAGTTGTTGAACAGACTCTAACAGAAGTCAATATGAGTCCCACCAGCCTGCGTCAGTTGGCTAGCAAGATCAATGCTCGGGCAGGCATGGAATTTGAAATGATTGTGCCCAACGCAGAAGGTTCCGAGGAAGATTTTGAAAGTGAACCCGACTACGACATGGACGAACGTGCTAGAAGCATTGATGACATTTGCGAGTTCTTTCATGACGGCGATATGAACGGACGCAGAGAAATTGATCGGCTACGTCAGAGCATGGAAGAAGATTTCTACTCATGGCAACAAGAACACCTTGATGAGGCCTGGGAACACAGTGGGTTTGAATACCTACTCAAATATCTAAAAGAAAATCTCAGTGACGATGAAGTCTGTGACGAATTGGGCATTGAAGCAAATGAGGATGGCGACTATCCTGATGTTGGCTCTGAAGAATACGCCAAGTTGGCTCAAAAGAGTTACGAAGAAAACAACAGCTATTATGATAGCGCCCGTGAAGAATTTGACGAAGAATATCGCGAGGACCACGATGACAGTGAATGGTTACAGGACTCAGGCTATCGTCGCATGACAAACATTGCCAACAACTATGACATCACATGGCCCTATTATACCAGTCCCAGCAGCAGCGGTGATGGGCGCTCGCCCGAAGACATAGCTGACGATTTTAGTCGTGCCATTGGCCGCCCAGTAAATGCTGCCACCAGCTATCACAGTGCTCGTCGTGAAGAAGGTCACTATGTGGTTGAACCCGACAGCAGTCTTGAAGCCAGCAATCCGGGCGACACTGGCCTAGAGTTTGTTAGCCCACCCTTGCCCATTGGTGAACTGTTAAGTGACTTACAAAAAGTCAAACAGTGGGCCAAGAGTGAAGGCTGCTATACCGGAGCTGACTACAACACAGGCCTACACATCAATGTCAGCGTTCAAGGTTACACACTAGCCAAACTTGACTATGTCAAGTTGGCCTTGTTGATGGGCGATGAATATGTGTTACGAGAATTTGACCGACTCAGCAATACCTATTGTAAGAGCGCCTTGGGCATCATCAAAGACACCATTAAACGTAATCCGCATACAGCCCGAGAAGCATTGGACAAGATGAAAGAACATGTCAATGTTGCTGCCAGCAAGGCCATACATGCAGGTACCACCGACAAGTACACCAGTATCAATACCAAAGACGGTTATATTGAGTTTCGCAGTCCCGGCGGTGATTGGCTAAACGACTTCTACAACAAGATTGAACCAACCTTGTTGCGTTTTGTTGTGGCCTTAGATGCTGCTATTGATGAAAACAAATACAAACAAGACTACTTGAAGAAACTGTACAAACTGTTGGCGCCCAGCGGTGACAAGAGCACCATTGAATACTTTGCCCGATATGTTGCTGGTGAGATTCCACAGGCAGCACTCAAGAGTTTTGTACGTCAAGCACAGCGAGAACGCGATCCCAATAAGGATGGTGGTGAAGAAGGCCTGCAATACTACGATGTCAAAGACGCCAGTGGCTATGCCATGATGTTCCAAGCACGTAATCCTAACCAAGCCATGCAGATGGCACGTGAGCAGTATCCCAGCAGATTCCGCAACATCGTTGATGTGTCATTGCACTCAGTGGCTGCAACACAACAACCAGCAGCACAACCAGCACAAACACAGGGCAACTGGGGCATTTGGGTCAATGGCAACAATCGTTTTGCTAACCTACCTGGATGGTATGCAAGAGGTGCCGGGGTACCATTGTATAGATTCCCAAGTCGCGAGGCTGCTGAACAATGGATTGAACAGCAACGTGCCTCACGCCCTACTATGCGTACCGATATTGAAGTACGTGAGATTGAACCCACACAAGAACCAGTGGGCGATATCAACCTGTTCCCTGAAATTGAGCCCACCGCACCCGTACCAGGTTCAACAGTAGACCGACAGCAACGTCGAGCACAAGGCGAGTTCACTGGTGCCTGGCGGGTAGTTGATGACAGCACTGGTCAAGAATTATACAGATTCAGTGGAGTAGGCAACAGTCAGGCAGATGCCAACCGAGTAGCAGACCAATGGTTAAGAGACAATGGTCCCGAAGGTGCCGACATGAGTGACATTGCAGTCTATCCAATTATGGGTGATGATTGATGAAAATAATTGAACTAACAGAATCTGTTGACTCTAACGTTCGAGTTGAGCCTAGTTCAGCTTACACAGCCCAAGAGCTTGAACAGATTGCCAATCTGATAGCACAAGGTGGCGAAGTCAACATGAGCCTGGTGCAGCAAAATTTGTCAAGATCTCCCATGATTGCCAGTGCCAGTGTTAACGGACAAATGGTCGGTGCCGTGGTTCTTAAAGTACCAAACCCACAGTATAAACAACGTGTATTTGACAAAGCAGGTGTACCTGAACAAGAACGCAACTACAATCTTGAAGTTGGATATGCTTTTGTAGACCCAGCACATAGAACCAGTGGTGTTAGTGTTCGTCTATTAGGTGCAATGCGAAATCGTATGCCTGCTCAAGTATTTGCTACAACACGCGAGCAAAACACAGTTATCAATACCATATTAAAATTTGCCGGCTTTAGAGTTACAGGTGAACCATACGCCAGTGACCGCGGCACATATAACCTATTGTTGTGGACCAAATGAAAATAAACGAAGTCATAATCACTGAAATCATCACAGAAGCCAAATCAACACGAGAAGAGTTTGAGGGCATGACCATTGAGATGATCAAGAATGGTCATGTGCTAGTAATCCATGCACTTGATGATTGGGGTAATAACATTTTGGGTTCGGTGGCTTTTAACATTGGCGATGACAATGATCTAGATCCACAAGACTTAAAAGTTGATGAAAGATATCAAGGCCAGGGCATTGCTCGGGTCATGTACGATTATGCAAAAAGCAAGGGTTACGAGATTCATCGTAGCTATGATCAAACCGATGCTGGCGCAGGATTTTGGAACAAGCACCGCGGCAAAGATGTAAGAGTTTGGGAACAAAAATGAGAGCCATTGAATTCGTTACCGAAGCCGACTTATCCAAAAACTCTTGGGAGTTGATTGTCAGCAGCGCAGACAAACACGAGCTAGGCGATAACCTAATTGATCTTGTGCAGCAGGCCTACAGCAATACTCCGCAGGGCAGTTTTGTCAACAGTCTCAAAGATGTAATACCAAGTGATTGGGAAGTGTTGGATTGGGATCGTGATCCTGGCGTTGATTCAACTGTGTTCTTTAGAGCAGCTCGCTCAGGCGAAACTTGGCGTGGTTTTAAAATACAGGGCATTGGGCATGATGCACAAAGCGCCAGCAAGCAACAGGCCATTGGCAAGGTAAAACAAATGCTACAGCGCACGGGTTGGTGGATTGAAAGCAGTGATGCCATGCGTCATATTTTGAGCCGTGAACTTGAACCAGTCACTGATGTGGCCCTGTTGCGTAGACTATTTAATGATGATGACTTGACCATGGTCGACCACATGACCTATATACGCAGATTACCCACTGGCCAACAGATTAAAGAAACAGTATTTGGAAATCCACAACTATGAGAGCAAGTGACCTAGTAAGAGCAACAGTAGCATATCATGATGAGCTATGCCCAGCAGCATGGACTGGTGATACGATGCGACCCGAAGTACGCGAACGACTGCTTGAAATAGCACAGTTGTTTGTTGATTATCTTGAAGTCGACAACTTTAACGTACTGGACATTGTGCTGACTGGCAGCTTGGCCAACTACAACTGGACAAAATTTAGTGACTTTGATCTACACGTGGTCACTGACTATAGAGACTTGAACGCAGATGACATAGCGGATGCTTTTTATCGTGCTAAGAAAACCATTTGGAATGATCAGCACGACATTACAATTTATGACCATGAAACGGAACTATATGTTGAAGATATCAATGAGCCTCCTGTTAGCGGTGGTGTGTACAGTGTACTCAACGGTCAGTGGCTTAAGGTACCTGAGCACAAAACACCCAATGTCAATGACACTGCGGTAGTACGCAAGGTGCAAGAACTAGCGGATCAAATTGAACGTTGTATTGCTACAGCAGATGACCCCATGGACCTAAAACGTCTAACTGCACGCCTACGCACCATGCGACAAGCAGGCCTGGACCAAGGTGGCGAATTCAGCGTGGAAAATCTTGCATTCAAAACACTACGCAACATGGGCTTGATCCGAGCCCTACATGACGCTTACCTTGAGCAGCAGGACCAGGATCTAAGCCTGTTGTAAATACGCAACAGGCCTCTTGCTCTTTTCTACAGTGATGTTATACTGAAACTGTAGCAAAAGGAGAAGCAAGATGGCAGAAGTCAAATTTACACAAAAAGTTTACCGTGTACAGCTAACTGAATACGATCGTTTCTCGGGACGCAAGCCCTGGGACACCAAGTATTTTGACAACGAGGCCGAAGCTCGACAGTGGGCCATCGACTATAATACTAAACACAACAATTTAGATTCTGCCCCTGAATGGTATGTACGTGCCGATTACGAGGGACCAGTCCGGTAATACCCAAGTACTACAACCCTGTTGCACGAAAACAACAGGGTTTTTGCTTATTTGTCCAAAAATGGCTAGAGTGCTATAATATACACATGGAAGCAAAAAACACTCGTAAACGCAGACAAGATACTAAACATGCTGTCTACATGTTAGTCAACACTAACACAAATGAACACTATGTTGGCATCACAGTTTGCGGCAATGCTGTAAACCGAGCACTCAAAGTTCGTTTTCAAAAGCATGTGCGTCGCGCACTGACAGAAAACAAAGATTGGGCTCTGTGCCGTAGCATTCGTGAACACGGTGCTGGTGCGTTTGTGATGTTGTTGGTTGATGTTGTGCGTGGCCGCAAGCCAGCACACGGTGTTGAACGTGAAATCATCAACGACGCGATGCCAGAGTTGAACACACACTAAGGAGAGTATCATGAGATCAGATTACTACCCAGCATTCTACGAAGTCTACCGAGAACGCTTCTTCTCAAGCAAGTACGGTAGAACTTACTCTAGTGAAGAAGTGTTGTTCCGGGGTCTCTCAGAAGATGAGGCTCGAGCAAAGGTCAAAGAGATTCCACACGAAGCAGGCATCTATGTAGGTGTCCGCAAAATGAAAGACTAAGGAGTTGAGCCGTGACACTCTCAGACGTGAAATACATTTTCAAACGACAGATTGAACCGGGCAAAGTCGTCTGGTTATTTTATTGGTTAGAAAACAAAGATTTTATGACAATGAAGAAATGCCTGTCCAATGATTTAAATGGATTACTGGACACAGTGAATAACTTTCAATATGTTGATACCGGCAGATTTCCAAAATTTCGAGTCCAAGACGTTGAGGTTGAACTATGAACGAACAAGTTAATTGTATCAATTGTGGGTGTGAAATGAAAAAAGTTTCGATTGGAATTGCTCTATGCTCACGCTGTTCTAATGTAGGTAGACAATTTGAAAATCTCCTGAAACAAGGGCTTACTTTGGATTATTTTGATCCCAAAACAAAACAACGCAAAAAAGAAACTATCAAAGTCAATACTACAAAGGACTGTTGAAATGAAAAAACTATTCCGCCGACTGATGAGCCGTTTGGCATTCCGCAAGGCCACACAAGATTTTCGCCGTCAACTGTCGGCACAAGGTTATAGTCAATCTCGTCTTTGGAGCAAGCGATGAAACTGACACGCTACAATCTCAAAGGCAACTATATGTGGTGCTTAAATTGGCGTAATGGTTGGATTCGTATCTACAATGTAATGGTTCGTTGGAACACTGATTGGACTGTAGGCCACACTTACTTTAGTCTAACCAATATGAAAGAAGCAAAATGAACATCCAAACCGTCCGAGACAACTTGAAGAACACCATCGCCGGCAAGGAAAAGATGCTAAAGGACATGAAGTTCCAACGAGCATTTGGCGATGGTAGTTGGCAAGGAGACATGGCCAAGCAAGCGGCTTATTTTGCAACTGTTGAATTCCTTGAAATCAATATTGACGAACTCAAGCGTATTCTGCAGGATGTAGAAGCATGTTGCGAACAGGCCAATCTGGACAGTTGGACTCGTAATCCGGACCGCTCAGGTGGACAGTTCACCGAAGAAGAAATGCGTTCAGGAAGCGAATGGCGATGAAACACTACATTGTGCCCCGTGCCCGTCAGGCTGACTACAATAACATGATCAAGATTCATGACTGGTGCAGTGAAGTGTTCGGCAAAGAGGATTATGTTCGTTGGAACATAAACTTCGCCCGTGACACCGAGGATTATGTAGAATTTGGTTTTCGTGATGACACAGACGCAAGTGCGTTTGTATTGCAGTGGGGCGAATATTGTGTTTCAAAAGAAAAACAATATATGTTGGGACTTTGCAGTTGGGATGAATTATGAAAGTAATGGCAAAAATCAGTGATTATGTGGTGTTGTGCGAAGTCAGTGCCGCAGAGATTGCCCGCTTGCGTGGCTACTCTAGTGTATACGACAAAGGCTGGAGTAGCGATTTCCTACGGGTCGGGATAGAACATGACTTGGCACGGGCATTTGAAACTCTGGACAGTTTACGTAAGCTGGACGGCACACGATTTAAAGAAGTGTCCCGTGAGCTGGAACGTTTGAACAAAGCATTTGAAGAAGCACGGGAGGCGCACGAGGCCTTGATGTTGTTTGATACACTGAAGGAAGCAGGCAAAGAATGATAAATCCAGTAGCAGGTGCAACAGCCAGTATCGCAACCTATGAAACAGACGCCCGACTAGCCACAGAGGCAAGGGCAGCAGGACGTGCAGCCAGAGACAAAGGCCTGCCCATCACAGCCTGCCCCTATGGTGGCATGATGGGTCAGTGGTGGCAACAGGGTTGGAATGGCACTCTTACAGGCATCGTGGCACAGGAAGGAAAAACAGTATGAACGAAGTATTAGACATTATTGGTCGTCCAATTCACGTGGATGATTTTGTGGTATTCTACTCCAATGTTTACCGGGTAATTGGCGTTGGCAAGCCCCACCCCGGCGGACAAAACTCAGGAGGCCCTGTACGTATCAAACTGGCAGAGCCCAGCAAGACCACAAAAAGTGTAGTAAAGTTCAGTGACGAAATGTGCGTGATCCCAGCAGAGGATGTGACTGTGTGGTTACTCCGGAAAGGTTATCAATGATTACTCGTCTGGCCAATTGGTTGTTCTCTAAATCTTGGCAACAGAGTCGAGACAGCTACGAATACGCTGCCAAGTCATATGGATTAAAGAAATGAAGTTGGTAAAATTAAATCGTAGACACAAAGCCTACAAAGAATTAGGCCACCGATGGGCTTTCCGTTGGGACAGCTATGATACCAAGTCTTGTCCCCGTGTTGAAAATATTTTCTATGCCATGCACGGTAGCCAATACAAAGCATCTTGCATTTGGAAGGCAAATTTTGGGCACGCCAATCGGGGTAGCGTATATCGTCCCTACTGGATCAGCTTTGTCAACGAAGCCGACGCCAGCGTGGTCTTGTTGCAAGTTCAGCATTAAGTATTACTTTTTGTGATTTGCCCAGAAATGAAATCTTTGCTATAATAATGACATGTTAAGCAAAAAGGAGTTGGCAATGATCAAGCGTTTTAAACAGGCACAGCGTTTTCGTGTTAATGTTGGCGAAGTGTCATTTTATGCTACTGCACGACAAATTCGTGCAGGCGTTGGCGACTTCATGAAATGCAATGCCGCAACACAAAAGGCATTGGATGCACTGGAATTCACACGTAGCGGCACAGGCGCCGCAGACCAATCTGCTTGCGGTCTCGCCGGCACTTGGGAAGGTTTGCAAGTTCAACTCAACATGGCTTAAGGAGAAGCAGAATGGGAACACGTAGTCGTATTGGTGTCATGCACGGTGACAAGTGTAAATCAGTTTACTGTCATTGGGACGGTTATCTGGATTATAATGGCAAGATGTTGCAAGAGCACTATGACAGCTCTAAGGCCAACTTCCTAGTGGCGCTAGGTGACTTGAGCAGCCTGTGCCCTGAAGTGGAAATTCCCGAAGGTGTTGAACACAGTTTTGACAAGCCCTCGGGCATCTGCACAGTCTTTTACGGACGCGATCGTAAAGAGACTGGTACAGAGTTTCAAGTGGCACACACGTTTGAACAGTTTTTGGAACAATGCGATAACTGTGCCGCAGAATACTACTACATCATGCGTGATGGTGTGTGGTACGTGGGCACCACTTACGGCAGTGATGCTGAATTTGGCAACAAGTTGGTACCCTTGACACAAGCACTTGCAGTTCAACCCGTGGAAGCCTAAGGAGATAGTAAATGGATAAATTTTTGTTAGTAGTTACAGGTGCAGTGGTAGTCATTGCCACTATCCTGTTTATCAGTTTCTTGCTGAGTTGGCCAGTCTACATGCTGTGGAATGGTTGCTTGGTGGATGCAGTAACCGGAGTGAAAGAAATCACTTGGTTGCAAGGGTGGGGCCTGAGCGCATTGTTCGGTCTCTTGTTCAAAAGTTCAACTAGCACTAACTCTAAGGGGTAAGCATGACCAAACTTGCAATTGGTTTCGTGTTGGGTTTGATTGTTGCCACTGTGGGCTTTTCGGGTGTAGCTCGAATTATGGACCATGGTGTTGAAGCAGTCAAAACCCAAAGTCAAGAATTGGCCAAGTAATTTTGGCTAAAAGAAATTCAAATTGTGGTTGACGCCAAATGACTTATCTGCTACAATTTGAATACGTTGTCGATGAAGACAACTGGTTTTTCAATCAACTTAACTGGAGTATTTCAAATGGATAAACTTTTCACTGTTGCAGGCGTTAGCAAAAACAAAGGCGCATACAAGGTTCGTTTCGCTAACGACATTGTGAGCCGTATCAAGATCTTGAGCAAGAGCGATCAAGACATTCAGCTGATCGAGTTGCCACACGGTATGGACAAGCCCGCAGTGGTCACTTTCCTCAAGACACATGAGCTGTATGCTAACCCAGCATACCGCGAGGCTATTGACAGCGCAGATGCAAAATACAATTCAGTGGCCACAGTCAAGACCAAGGCCACTAAGGTCAAGGCAAAGCCCAGCATGGAAGCCATCAAGGCACGTGCTGAAGCCAAAGACACAGAAGCCGCAGAGTAATTCTGCAAGTGTGCAAAAAAGGGGCCCTGTGCCCCTTTCGTGGGTATTAGCTAGGACGACACGACCGCTTATACCGGCTTACAGTGTCTAGGGATGTTCGCCCTACTATCTGTGAAGTCAGATGCACTGCCTAGACTAATAAATATCTGTATAATCAATTATGAGCTACGTCCGACTACCCTACAAAGAAAAACCCAGCGTGTTCAAAGAACACAACGAACCGCCCTTTTCAATTCCTGGAGTTGAACGACTGCCCAATTGGGAAGTGCATGACAATTTTCTTGATCAAGCACAGCACAAGAAAATTTATGACTATCTAATGAACTGCCCTTGGCACCAATATTGGATAGGTACGCACTCTGAAATGCAACTGTTCAAACCCAATGAATGGGATGCATCTTGGATTGGGCCTGCGGCACGTAGACCAACTTGTTCACAGCCGCGCACCATGTTTGGTGTTGATGAGGCCAGTGTTAAAGAAAAACATCCCGTTATTGGTGAACTGTGGGACAGCATTAATCTCAAGTTAGACAACCAGTATACCCTAGACGGCGAGCCCGAGGGCATGGCTTGGAAAGACTACCCCATGCCTGCTACACAAGATCCCAATATTGAACAGGGCTGGAGATGCTATGCCAACGGTAGTCGACATGATGAACTGACACTACAGGGCTATGTACATAGAGACACATCCGATCTCAGTGATGAAAATACTGTGACTATGTTGTATGTCGCCACACTTGAATGGTATCCAAGTTGGGGCGGTGAACTTGTATTCTATCCTGAAGACCCCACAGGTGCTACAGGTGATCATCAACAATTCAATGACGGGCCTAGTCAACAACGCCGTAACTATAACATTGGATGGCAAGATGAAGGTGCCTTGGTGTGTTTGCGTCCCAACAGATTAATCATCTATGATGGACGTACCCTGCACAGTACACAACCAACACGTAATAGAAACAACACTATTATGAGCATAAGAGTTGCGTTCCGTGCAAGAAAAGTTAAATAAAAAGAACAGCGTAAACTGTTATTAAGAAAAGTGTTCTGGACCCGGCTATCGTATGCCGGCAGGTCCACCTAAGTAGTTTGATTTAGTTAACCGATTTTCTTGCCTGTCTTCTATCGGACAAGGCCGTGACCCCTTAAGACAGGACACGAAGCACTTGGGTTAAACTACTTAGTTGGGCCTGAAAGGATTCGACAGGGCAAAGAGTAAGGGTAATGGCGCTCGGCAATGTGGAAGCCGTAGGGTTGGGGGAACCTGGCCGAAGACGACAAAAAAACGTAAATGCAAAAACATCTACAAAAATCGGGGCAGTCAAAGTAAAAGCAGCTAAAGGTTTCCGTTTCGGCGGAACCCGAGTTGCTCGTACAGAGGCAGCATTCGCCTAAACAGCGAAACCCAGGGGGCAGTTATGCCTTCTTAACCAAAATAGCAGAACCCGCTTCGGCGGGTTTTTCTTTTCCAAACGTGTCAACGCAAACAGTCGCTAACACGTTGTATATATAGCAATTAGATGCTATCAACCCATGTTAGATTTTAATCGACACTATTATGATGAGATTTGTAATTCTGGCTCTGGCCCTTTTAGCCGCTTCGAGCCCAAGCCCGGCAAAGACGACTTCGGTGGACGGAACTTTCGTCTACCACAAACGTTCCGTCTTGATGAGTCGGACTGTGACCAGAAGCGCTTTGGTCCATGCACTACCAAAAGCGCAAAGACGTCTACTAACACTAAATGAGTTAACTGACGACGACAACGATGATGCACCGGGTCCTGACGAATTGGACCTACAGGTCTTATATCGCCGTCCTGAAGTTGTGCTTGCGCCTGAGCGCCGAGCACAGGATGATCTTGAACTGAGTGACTACATTAAAATAAGATTGGCTGTGGCCCGTGCCCGTGCAGTACAAGCACACAGGGCTCGATTTAGTACTACTTGAGTATTACTTGTTGTGATTTGTCCAGAAATGGCATCCGTGCTATAATATACACATAGCAAAGCAAAACAGGAGTTGGAAATGAAATGCAACTACGATACTTGGGCAACACGAGTTCCTGCTAAAATCAACAAAAAAATGCAACAGGTTCTGGACTTGATGCAAGACGGTCAAGTTCGTAGTCGCGCTGACATGTTGCGAGCTGCTAATATTGATCCCAATCCTCGCACTTCTACAGGTTATCCAGGCAACGAGTACACCGACTACTACCTCTACAAAATGGGCCTGTTGCAAGTGGTCAAAATCCAAAGCAATCAAAAATACTTTCAACTTGTTTGACCCAAAATGATTTTGGTTGTATAATACGCATATGACAACGCAGGAACTCGCAGTGAAACAAACCTACACCATGTACATTTACAAGCGTGATCTTCGTTTTCGCACCGGCGAGCGTCTGTTCAGCACGTCAGTTTGGCAGACTCGTACTCTAGAAGGACTAGAGCGTGAAATGCAAGAAATGGCCCGTGACCTGTACCGGGGCACAGACTGGCGCTTTGATTTTGTACCCACTACTAAACAGGACTCACAATGACTACTGAACATCGAGATTTTCTTAAACGTGAATTGGCCATCGACGACTATGTGGTGTTTCCTGCACCCTATGGTGGCATGAAGCTGGGTAAGATCATCAAGTTCACGCCCAAGCAGATTCGTGTGGAATGGACCTACAAAGGCAACAACAGCACAGTTCACAGCCAAAGCGCAACACGTTATGCCAATCAATGTGTGCGTGTCGAAGGCCCGGACTTGACCATGTTCTTGTTGAGCGGAGACTACTGATGAAATTTTATCAAGAGACCACAGTCTATCAAGACAATACCGCCAACGGCGTTTACCTGCTCAGTGATGACAAAAGCAAGATGTATGCCTACGTGGCGCCAAACAGCGGTGAGGTAAAGACCTTCAAGCGTTTTATTCGCATTGACACTCGTGGACGCAAGTTCACCCCGGTTAAAAATACTTGGGGCTACAAAATTGCCACTGAAGAAAATCTCAATCCACGTTGGACTGTGACAGGTAGCAAGGGTGACAAGTATACGGTGGAGCGTACTGAAAACGGCATGACCTGTACTTGTTCAGGATTCCGTTTTAGAAGTCAGTGTAAGCACTTGGTGCAGTTATCAAAATGATATCTGTTCATATTGCCCTTATTTTTGCTTTGTTTTCCACAATGTGGGCAAACAAGCAACGGGGCATTTTCATTTTGAATTTGCCGCCTTTCTGCTTGTGCGGCCTTTCTTTCCGCGGTCCAAGCCGTTTTCATTTTGTGTAATGTTTCTTCGGAGTGTTTTGTGCCAAGTTTTCTTTTACTAACAGCTCCACTAAACCCTTCGGGCTTTTTGCGACCTTTGAGTTTTGCTGATGCTTTTATAGCGGCTTGCGCCTTTGTCTCTGGGCTTCGGGTATCTTTTCTACCTGTATTTGCTTTTGACAAATTTGCTTTGTGTTCTTCGCTGAATTTGCGACCTTTTAAGGCAGCTGATCGTTTTGCGTTCCATTCTGGTTTTTGTGGAATCGCTCCACCATCCCCTGCTTCTTCTTTAAGATTAGCCCATTCTGGGCTTGCGACAATATTCCAAAGTGTGCTATAATGTATACCAAGACGATTGATTTCTTTCTTATCGGAGGTTTCGTGGAGTATTTCTGTTTCAACATCATTTCCGTGTTTAGTCAAATGAAGTTTCCAGTATTTTCCAGAACCTTTGTAAGTGAGTGGGTTTTGGCGGGTATACCCAAGATATTTCAATCCCGTCTTTGTATGTGTTTTGATATAAAGTTTGTATGTCATACGCTTATTTATAGCGGTTTCAAATTTCGTGGAGACTGTAAGCATGTTAAAATGGACCACGCTTGATCGCAAACCCCAGGGCCTTTGGCTCCAGTGTACTTGGACTGAGCCCATAAACTTCGACATTGTGTTGTATCAAGTCCAACAGTGGAGCCAGGAAAATTCATGCGGTGTTAGAATGAGCTATGACATGTGGCAGTTCAAGACTCCTGAAGAAGTAACAGCATTCTTGTTGAGGTGGGCATGAAAGTACACTTGTTTAATCATTGGTTCAAACACAAGGTGTCAATTGACACTCATTTTGACCAGATCAAAGATGCTTACCTTAAAGCAAAAACTCAAACCAAAGTTTGGCATTGGCTTGATGAAGAATACGATATTGGACAATACTACAGTAATCGAGAACGACAAAGCTATTTGGTATTCCATAATGAACAACACTATCTAATGTTTTTATTGAAGTTATGACAACAACTGTGAATCAGATGCTATAATGCGTAGACTAAGGTGGCTATAATGAAACTGACAAAATACAGCACAAAACGATTCCAAGACTCATTCAGTTACTGGCATGTGGATGACGAATTTGCTTATCCTGTATATCGCTATTTGCTCTATGGCTTTGAGCCCGGCAGTTGTTTTACTTCGGTCTTGGCCAATGACTTTTTAGGTGCTATGTTGCATAGCCACCTCGCCAACTCAGTGACAGCATTTAAGAACCTGGCTCGTTGGATTGTTAACTGTGCGCCGCTTGAGGCATATGGCAGTTACGATCGAGTACAGGCTTGGCTTCACATGGATGAGGCAGACCGTCGTGCTGTGCTTGAACGGCATCAATTGATCTACACTGAGCAAGAAGAAATGTGGATGGCACTCAACGAACAATCTGTGGAGGCATAACTTGCAACTGCCCCGTAATCCTATCAACGGGTGGATTGTGGCAAGTGTGCCAAGTCCGTGGACCAACGGCGGGTATCTAGGTTGGACACCTTGTATGCAGTGGTGTGCTGAAAATTTCGAACAACACAATTGGCGCTTTGTCAGCGAAGGTGTGTTTGAATTTCGCCGCGCAGACAATCACTTGATGTTTGTATTGAGGTGGGCATGAACACACTAACACCGTCGGGAATTAGATGGGCAGTGGATTTGCCACGAGCCCGTGCTGGTGAGAAAACTGATGTATTGGAATGGTGCAGAGAAAACTTTGGCGAGCCAGGGTTTCGACAACGCTGGATGGCTTTGGAGTACACAATACAGTTCCGTGATAAACGAGATCGCGACTGGTACATATTGAGGTGGTTGTAATGCCAGACAAGTTTCGTGTTGATGTAACCGCTGGTATCTTTGATGCCGAGTTTCCGCATTACTTTGAAAATTTTTGGATTCATTGTGGAGAAGTTGCTAATAATAACGACTGGCGACAAATCACTGTCGCTAATTTTAAACTCAAACCCTTGGGTGGTAAATTGATTCAAACTAGTACTCAAGGTTGGTACTTGCGTTGGGATGAAGAAGCTAGTCACACAGCATTTGTATTGAAGTGGGCATAAAGGAATTGCAATGAACAGTAGACAACGAAGAAGTCAGCGTGTGTATGAACACGAAGTAACACTGGTGCCACGCAACGGTGACAGATACCTTGACTTTGATCGCAGGGTAGAGCAGGCCAAAGGTTGGTTGAAATGGCACACAAGGCGTAAGAACTATGTCATAGGCCCCGCTACACACAATACACAAACATTCAAGTTTCGCGATGGTGGCCTGGCCTCTGTATTTGCCCTGACTTGGCTATGAAACACTACACATTCGATATTGAAGACAGTAACGCACCCACAGTGACTAAATGGGCACGAGCAACGTTTGGCAAATCCAAGCCCGACGGTGTCAAGATGAGCCAAATGCTGTGGTGGCGCAGGTCTATGTATGTCTATAATGATGCATATTGTGGTCGTCCCATTGTCAGATTCTACTTTAAACGAGAATCGGATTACACCGCATTCGTGTTGAGGTGGACGTAGTACTCAAGTACTACTTTTTTGGATTTGACTCGAAACTCAAACCCTGCTATAATATACACATACAGAAACACAAAGGACCTGCAATGAACAAACCCTGGGACGTTATCATCGAGCTTGAATCAGACAACAGCCGCCTGTTTAAAGAAGCAGTGGTCAAACGTGAAGCTACAGCAGGCAACGATGAATTCTTCCGTGGTCTACGTGCTACCCTAGACAGCATGATCACATTTGGCATCAAGCAGGTTGATGAAAAGACAGGCGACGGTCGGGGGCTGAATCCAGACACTTTTTGGAAGACAGCAGAACAGTTGGCTAAACGCCAGCTCACAGGTGATGCTGCTCGCACAGCAGTGAACCACATGCGACTAAACGCAACTGAAACTGAATGGAATCACTGGTACCGACGTATTCTAATCAAAGACTTGCGCTGTGGTGTCAGTGAGAAAACAGTGAACAAGATGGTCGCCAAGATCAACAGCAAGTATGAGATTCCTGTGTTCTCATGTCAGCTGGCTGTGGACAGCGCCAACAACGAAAATGAAATGACGGGCAAGAAAATCATTGAGGTCAAACTTGATGGTATGCGTGTTATTACCATTGTCTACCCCGATGGCAAAGTAGACCAGTACAGCCGCAATGGCAAAGAGCTGGTGAACTTTCCTACTGTGGTTGCACAAATTGCTCGACATGCCAAGTTCTTTAAAGAGCCCATGGTGTTGGATGGCGAGATCATGAGCGCCACGTTCCAAGACTTGATGAAGCAGGCACGCCGCAAAGAAAATGCACAAACACAAGATGCCGTGTTGAACTTGTTTGACATGATCACCTTAGACGAGTTTTTAGCGGGTCGTAGCAACACAGCACAGGTTGAGCGTAGCGCACGCCTGCTTGGTTGGTACAGTTTGATTGCCGAACACATGCCCAATGTCACAGTAGTGGGACAAGAGGTTGTGGACCTTGACACTGTGGAAGGTCAGGCACGTTTTACTGAGATCAATGCTGCCGCAGTAGCCGGTGGCTATGAAGGCATCATGATCAAGGACCTGGACGCTGGCTATGAGTGCAAGCGTGGTCGTGCTTGGATGAAGCTGAAGCCCTTTATTGAAGTCAGTCTTACTGTGGTGTCAGTTGAAGAAGGCACAGGTAAGAATGTGGGCCGTATGGGCGCACTGCTTTGTGAAGGCACAGATGCGGGCAAGTTTATCCGTGTGTCAGTTGGCGGTGGCTATACAGATGCACAGCGTGACGAGTTCTACACAGATGACATCATTGGTAGCGTGATTGAAGTACGTGCAGATGCCGCAACACTGAACCAAGGTAGCACTGACGTTTGGAGCCTGCGCTTTCCACGTTTCAAAACATTCCGTGGCTTTGCTAAGGGTGAAAAACTGTGATACCCGAAGAACACAAGACAGCCATTATCAGCAATGGACTTCACTTTATGCGTAGCATAACAGAAGCCTATGGCGCTGATGCAGGCTTGGAACTGTGGGAGCAGATTGCCGGTGTGCTGGATCCTGATGTAAAGGGTCAAATCTTCTTTGCCATGATTACTGGTACTTACAATGATCGCATCTTGTTGAAGGGCATTGGTGCGTCGGCACAGAACAATGCAGTGAATTGTATCAAAGAGATTCGTGCCTGGACTGGACTTGGTCTTAAGGACAGCAAAGATATGTATGACCGTTTGCGTAATCGTACCTTTAACAGTGGCCCCAGTCAAGAATATATCACGGTCGATCCTGAACAGTATAGTCAGGCCGTGGCCAGTCTTAGTAGAGTGGGATTTGTGATATGAGTCATGAACTGGATAGAGAGCGCTGGTGGCGCACAGCCGATGGCCGTAGCATCCCGATCAAGGACATGAAGGACGGTCATTTGGTCAATGTGATCAATTGGATACATGACAATCCAGAATCCTATACAAAGGAAATGCTTGATATTATGATTGCTGAGGCACGTTATCGTCAAGTGCGGTTGTTCGCAGAAGGCAAAGCATATCCGCAGTTGGTGAATGGTGCGTGGCGTTTAGTTGATCCCAACACTGGCGTGGGCCGGATTGAACGGCCACCAGCAGACTATATCGAAGCAGTCAAAGACAATCCAGCTTATACAGCAATGTTCAAGCGTACACAGGCCAAACGAAAGGCAAGTAATGGATCAGTATGACCCACTGTATCTGCCTTGCGGTGGTACAGCACACTTTGATGAAGGCTCGGGCTATGGCTATCGTTGTGAATTGTGCGCGGCTGTGGTATGCTCAATTGGTATGCCCAATCGTTGCCGAAGTGAGTGGGACAAATACGAAAAAGTTCTGCCAGCATTGGGCAGTCGAGTACGTTGGGATTTGAAAACAGGATCGGAGGTTGTTGATGAAGTATGAACATATTTTGTGGTGCCGAGATGAAAAAGCCAACAGTGACAAAGTGTGGGGAATTATCTTGCTAGAACGAGGCAAGAAGTTGCCCCCGAATTATTTTTACACATCACTAGACAAGTACGTGACATTCTGGGGACGTCGCGGCAAAGCACTACAGACAAAAATCTGGGAAGGCAGCGACTGGGATGTGGATGGCATGAAACGCAAGAAGTTGAACAAAGGCTATCAAGAAGTTGATAAGCAACGATTGGATGAAGTTTATCCAGAGTTTGAACAAGACTTAGAGAAAACAGCCGTGTGGGCCATGTTGGGAGCGTGACATGAACTATTGGCAACAACGAGAAGCCGACCTGCTCAAACAAGAAAATGCCTGGCTCGATGAACTTGGCCCATTCATGCGCTTGATTGACAGCCACTGGGGCTTTGTGGCCTTTTGGAGCCTACTGGCTTCGGCAGGATTTGTGATTGGCGCAGCCATAGGATTTTTACTATGAACAAATTTGATTGGGGACCTGTCATTGGCACAGCGATTGCCATTGCGGGTATGATGTTTGCATTGGTGATGGGTTATCTGATTGGTTATAACGATGCAAAGGCAGGACGATGAACAAACGAATTCAAGAACTTTTTGACAAGGCCGTCAGCGATGTTGACTATATTCGAGATGATGAATACACCAATTTGGAATTACAGAAGATGTATATTCCAGATTGCTTTGCTGAACGGTTCGCCGAGTTGATTGTCCGGGAATGTGCCAAAATAAGCAAAGAAACTTGCAATGAGTTAAAGGCAGATGAAACCATCCAGATGCCTGCGCTCAAAACAAGTGTGAACCTTTACCAGGCCACCTTACGCAATAAACTGGACGAACATTTCGGAGTTGAACTATGATTAATTTTAGTTTCGGATTACAAAATCCATTTAGTGACCGTTGGGCCATTGTCTATCACAATAGTGCCATGTTGGGCAAACACACTGGCGCGGAAATTCAAGTCATCAAAGACAACAACATTGTGGACTTCCGTATTAGATGGACTACCAGAGAGGATCACGCTGGCGTCATGTTGGATATCGGTTTACTTGGATATACAGTCATGTTACACTACTACGACACACGCCATTGGAATGCGAAGGCTGGTCGTTACTACAACTATGATGACGCAGGAAATGCATCATGAACGAAGTGGAAAACACAGCTAGAATTCTAGCAGACAAGCCCGAACTTGTGACCAGCCGTTGGTGCTGGCTTGGTTGGCACACTTGGACAAAATGGGGCAAACCAGCTCATCGTAAAGAAGGTGCCTATGATATCGACTATCAATCCCGTGCCTGCGATTGTTGTGGCGAAATTGCCATACGAGTTTTGCGTAGATATTGACACTAAATGAACAAGGCTGTATAATACAGTACAGGAGAGTATGATGGAAGCACAATCACCAAAAACCAGTCGATTACCAGACACAGTAGAACTAACAAGAGACGGCGGCAACTATTATCGCGCACAGACCTGGCGCTGGGTCACAACCATTGTGGCATTTCCATTTGTGCTGACGCTGTGTATTGTGGCTGTACTGAATCCACTGTGGTTTAGAGACAGCTTTTTTCGCTGGTGCGAAAACTCAGTAAACCGTTTTGTCAAGTGGCGAAACTATCGTCAATATGCTCTGTACCTGGGCTGTGATCCCGAGTACTGGCACACCCTTAAGGGCTGAACATGCGACAGTTTAAAAGTGATGGCCGCTACAAGTACTATGGCTTGGGCTATCATTACATTGTAGAGTTTCGTTGGCAACATCGTGAAGATCGTCTGTTGTTTGTCAAGCTGATCGGTCAGTTCAAAGAGATGTATGGAGACCACATCATAGAGGAACCCAATGCCCATGGATTTCCTATTAAAAAGTTCAACCCAGACTATCACTATGAACAGTCATTCAGTGCCAAGCGTAGACGTTTCTATCTTCGAGAAGAAAGTGCCTTGACCCTGGCCCTACTAAAGGTTGGAACATGATGTTAGCCAAAAACGCAACAAGACAGCATCAACCGTGTTATAATAGCATTTAATCAGGAGCAGCTATATGTCAACAGAAACAGTCAACACTGAACATGAAAAGTTAATGGAAGTACTCAAGTTTACACCACGTACCTACAAGATTCAAATGTGGGGCTATGGTGGTGAATACGTCATGGGCACAGTGGATCGCAAGATCTACGATTACTTTCGAGCACGCCGACTTGATCTCAGCGACTATTGCTGGGACAGTGACTATGCTGAAGAACACAACATCCCCGAAGATATGCAACCATTCCCTCCAGGTAGTTGGTACGAATGCGATGACATGGGACACTGTCATGGTGTTGACCGCTCGGCTGGCACACTACAGATTCTGGACGAGAACGATCAAGTGGTGTATGAACGCAGCCTTGAAGACATCTCGGGCGGTGAAGAAGATGAACCCGAATGGGGCGGCGGTGAAGAAGTGTACATTGGCAGCAAGCCCGCAGGCACAGTGGTGTTCTTGGGTGTGAGCAACGAAAAGGGCACATTCTTTGAAGGTGAGATTGAACTCACACAGCCGTTTGACATCACACAACTCACACTCAGTTACGATGAAGTGGATGGCAACGACATCATTAACCAGGTTGAATATGCCGGCAACACTATAGACAACTGGGGTGGCAACACTAATGGTAAAAGCAGCGACCTTGCTTTTTATCTCATCAAAGATTCGAACACCTGGGAAAAGTACAGCAACATGGATGACATTGAGTATACCATGACTGAATGGTTTCCTAAGAAAATCAAACCAGTGCGTGTGGGCAACTATCTGGTTCGCACAGCAGGTAAGAACAGTTACACCTATCAAGCACGTTGGACTGGCACACATTGGACCAGCGCCTACAGCGAAGACGAAATCAAAATTAAGGAATGGCAAGGCATTGCCTATGACCCGGACGAGCAGGATCTACGCGATGAACTAGATCAAATTATTACCAATTTTAGTGAATCACATCATGTCCCTGGAATCATTAACTGTGCGTGTACAGCGTGTGCATGGGAAGGGCCAATCGACGATACACACGATGTAGACGGTAATATGGCATGTCCGGACTGCGGTAAATCTGTTGAGATACTGACTGCTGAGGACGAGGCCATGGCAGATATGAATAACTACGACCAACAAGGCAATTTTAAAGGAGCTAAGTAAAATGACATGTAAAGGCTATGACAGCAAGGCTGTAAAAATCTCTAAAGAAGTGAAACGTGCCGCGGCACAGATCACTGACAATCACGCTCGTGGTGCGTTTATTCGCAGTTTTGTCAAGATTGAACAAGACGCAAGCCGCCAACGTAGTGCTCGTAATCGCGGCGACAAGTAAACATGGGACAGGTATTTCGTCAAGCCGAGCAATACCTTGACCAACTTGAAGTTGGTACTTGGATTGAGATTGGCTGTGGTCGTGCCGGTGACGATGGTAGTACCAAGACCATTGCCGCTTGGGCACAACAGCGCGGCAAATACCTGTTCACTGTAGACATTGATCCCTATCACTGCAACACCTTGAGACTGATGACCATTCCCAATGTGGAGGTCGTCAACAGCAGTGGAGAAAGTTTCTTAGAATCATTTCCGGCACATACCAATTATATCAGTTTCTTATATCTAGACAACTTTGATTGGGACTGGCATCCGGAAAAGACCGAAGGCTTTGTACTAGAGCAACAGCAACGCTACAAAGAACTAGGCTACGAAATGAACAATGTCAACAGTCAACGAGCACACTTGCGGCAGGCTGAACTGGCCATCAAGGCCATGGCACCCAAGAGTCTTGTGGTATGCGATGACACTTGGTACAACAAGTGGTGGGGACACTACAGTGGCAAGAGTGGGGCAGTCGTGCCTTACCTGCTGAATTATGGATTTGAAGTACTATACACAGAAGAAGAGCCTGTGTACGGCACAATACTTGGAAGAGGAATAAAATGAATAGATTTTTTAATTGGTTAAGCGCATATCGTCGTCCAATTGGCTACACCATTGCGGCACTGAACATTTTTGGTGGTGTCGTTGACATCACCAACGGTAATGTTGTTATTGGTGTTGCAATGGTCTTGTTAGGTGCATTTATTGCAGTTGATGCAAGGGCTGTACGATGAGTTTAGAATTTGAATACAACAACGACAACCCAGACTTTGATCTCGAGACTCGTTGGCATGAAATTTTCCACTTGCTGGGCCGATACCAAGTTGAAGTAACATTTACCAAAGTGGATGGCACAGTACGCACCATGCCCTGCACACTGGTTGACAGTTACTTGCCTCCAAAGGCAGTTAACGAAAATCATACTACCAAAGCCATCAACTACAAAACACTCAGCGCCTGGTGCTTGGACCGCGGAGAGTGGAGAAGTTTTAGAGTTGAGAATGTAACACATATCAAGGTACTAGATGCAGGACAAAGTTAAAAAAATCAGTGACACACGTTGGGAAGTACAACTAGAAGATGACCCAGAACATCCGGGCGAACTCATCATGCAGTTGCCCGAAGAAGTGATCAATCAAATGGGATGGGACTTTGGTGACGAACTGATCTGGAACGTTGACGATGTCACACACCAAATCACACTGACTAAAAAGGCATGACCAATACATTTATCATCAGTTGGGATATGACAGGTCTTGAGGCAGTAGTTGATGTCACTCAAGATCTTGCCGCGGGTGAACTGAGAGATCAGGAGATGTTGTTTGACATACTCAAAGAACCTGAAGCAAATCATGGCAATGAACCGTGGCGCAGAATCAGTAACATCATTCAATCAATGACTCTACGTGCCCGTGCCAACACACAGCGTCACTATGAGATCTACAGTATCCAAACTGTGGATGACATTGATAAGTCTACTCTTGAACGCCTGTTTGAAGATGATCCACAGGCAGCAGCAGAGCTGATTCGTGATCGTGGTACCAAGTTGTACAGTGATAGCATTGCCAAACGGACACAGGTGATTGAATGATCAGCACTAGTCCGGACCGTGAACGGCACAAAGCCAAATTACCTAAGGCATACGAAGACCTGTTTAAATCATCCGCAGAGCAGCAATTAGACTATGAAGCAGATCCTACTTGGCAAGCGAACAATCTTGAGTACGATCTACGTACAACAGAATGGATTTTAAACAAGGCACGTGGTAGCAAGTCTTATGCCCAAAATCTTTATGCGGCACTCTGCAACAACGACTTCCAAAAGCGTGACGTCATGCAGATTCTCACAGACAAATTATGGCATTGCAGCTGGCGCTATGCTGGCGGAATTGTAGCCGACATGCTGGGATCAGGCGACTACTTGGATTGGTACTGTAGTGGTATTCGTGGTGACGTGACAGATGAAGAGTTTTACGCTATGACCAAGGAGCAACAGGAACTCTATCTCTACGACAAAACACACTATGTACCAGAAGGTGCGGTCACAGAGGAAATTGAAGCTGACCTACTTGCCTTAGGTTGGAACGTCTTGCCCTACAATGAACAAGATTGGTAAAATTGACTCTTGCATTTGTGTAACAAACACATTACAATAGATATTAGCTGCACAACATTAGCGGCACATACTTTATAGGAACTTTAAAATGATTAACATGGAAACAAAAACTGGTAAAGCATTCAAAGCATTGGTCTTGAATGGCGAAACATTGACTCCCGCAGAAGCCAAAAAGCGTTTTGGCATTGGCAACTTGAGCGCAGAAGCAAGCCGTATCCGTCAAGAAGGTTTTGCAATCTACGCCAACAAGCGTGTAGCAGGTAACGGTGTTACAGTTACTGAATACCGTCATGGTAAAGCAAGCCGCAAGATCGTTGCAGCTGGTTACAAAGCAATGGCATTGGGCCTTGTTTAATTAACTGCACAGTTAATCCAAAACCCGCTTCGGCGGGTTTTTCTTTGAGTTTACAATAAATATAAAATAACATCAAAGGATATCCCATGGCAGATAGAGAAGTATCACAAAAGAACAAGGTTGTTGTAGCTGCACCGGCAGTGACATTGACCTCGGTAACTCGCGGGCAAGGTACAGTAGAAACCACAGCAGTAGCAACAGCAGTACTCACTAAGGCAGCAGTTTCAACAGTGGCAGCAATCGTACAAGCACCACGCCCAGCAGTCACAGTGGTTCCTGCAACAGCAGCAGGATTTGACCGTACAGTAGCAACTTCATTAGGAAAATAATCATGACACAACCAGCAACACTACCAAAACCAAAAGCCAACACAGAAGTGGCAAGTCCGGTAACAGCACCAAAGACCAAGGTCTATGTTGCAGCACCTGCAACAGCACAGAAGACCAAAGCTCCTGTAGCACCAAAGCCAAAGGCAGCAGGCAAGTAAACAAAAGCCCACTAAGTGGGCTTTTTCACGGCTCAAAATAGTTGACAAAGTCTAGTACTTTGTTATACTATGTGCTATGAGCTACTATATAAATCCATCTACTTACTCAAGCCCCTACGGTAACATTACCATTACACCTGCCACTACATCGGCAACCACCTTTGCACCAACGTGGACTACCAGTGCCACTATGCCCAACGCAATGTCTGTGAATCAAAGTGGTCGTGTGGACCTCAAAGGTGACAATGCTGACATTACCATAAACGGTGTTAGCCTCTCTGCCACACTCAAGTTGATCCAAGACCGACTTGGCCTACTGGTTCCAAATCCCGAGTTGGAAGGCCAGTTTGATGAACTACGTGCCCTAAGTGAACAATACAAAAAATTGGAAGCCGAATGTAGGGAAAAGATGCGGGTTTGGAACACACTCAAAAATAAGAACATTTGACAAATAATCAAATATGTGTTATAATAGTGACATGAGTTCTGTAACTATCCGGGGTGTCGACCTTGCACTGGCTGCTGGCGAGTGGGCAAACGAAAATATTGGCGCAACGTGGAATTTGGATCTTGGCATGATGGGCAATGACCCTGTCTATACATTCAAATTTAACAATGCCCAAGACGCAACACATTTCGCACTTAAATGGCTACAATAACCACCACGCTGTATAAGTTTAGCATGGCGGATGTCGAAGACCCCGAGCTGTATGCTGCCCAACCCTTGTGGGAGTGGCAATGCACAGATTATGGCCAATGGTGCATGGCACATTGTGTACGAGAACCAGTGTACAACATTGTGCCTGACATGAACACTTATGGCTATAAATGCGTGGTGCGTGGTGAGCTTAAAGAACAAGACTATACCTTTCATCAACTCAAATGGAGTGGACATGTTAATTTTAACTAAGGAAAACACATGACAAGAGATCAAGTTAAGGCTGTACTGTTAAAAGTCAGCAGAGAAAAATACCAATTGGACTTGGACACGTTTGCAGAAGACGCACCCTTGGCCGAACTCAAGGACCTTAATCCCAAGGTTGATTCAATGGCGGTGATTGAGTTGATCTTTGATGTTGAAGACGAACTTGGCATCAAGGTAAACAACAATGACATGAGCCAACCTGCTAACCTAGCAGAAATCATTGATAGCCTTACACAGGCAGTGAACAGCAAAAAATGATGATCTTCCAAGCGGATCCCAGACATACCAAACAGGTCATGGTCACACAGTTGCTAGTCACTTTGATCAGTGTGCCTGCGTTGGCACTGCACTGGCAATGGTACTATGCACTTTACATTCTGGGCTTTTACAGTTTCTTACTGTTTATTGGACATCATGCAGGCCTGCACAGATATTTTGCACATCGCAGTTATCAAGTCAACAGGTTCTGGCATGCGTTTCTCTGCTTGTCCAGTTGTCTAGTCTGCTTTGGATCACCAGCCGGATATAGTGTAATACACCGAGCACACCATGTACACACAGACACTGAACTAGATCCACATGCTCAAAAATATCTAGGCTTTTTCAACATCATATTCTTTAACTGGCGACTTGAACACCTTACCATGTGGAACGTGTTCAAAGAACTACGTGACCCTTGGATCAAGTTCACACACGATTACTACACGCTGGTAATTATTTTGTTTACACTAGTTTTGTACACAATTGACACAAATCTCGTTTGGTGTTATAATATTGGTACTGTGGGTGCATTGTTGGCCATGGGCTTTGTCAATACTGTATGTCATACACAGGGCGTGACTACATATCGTAATCATGAGACACGTGATGACAGCAGTAACAGTTACGTGGCAGTTGTCATTGGCGAATGGCACAACAATCATCATGCTAATCCGCAACAGTGGAATCAACGCGAACGTTGGTGGGAAGTGGATTATGCGGCGCAGTTTATAAAGGCTATCGCAAAATGAATCGTGTGGTCATTACTGGAGTTGGAGCAGTCAGTCCCTTGGGCAACAGTTACCAAGAGATTGTCGCTGCCATGTACGCTGGTCACAGCGGCATCCAGTATGGTGACAATGTCAAGGCTCGTGTTGCCAAGGTCACCTTAGACATTGACGCACAGTTTGACCGTTATGACATGGCAGCAACAGATCGCTTTGGACGTGCTGCCTGGATTGCGTACCAACAGGCCAAAACAGATGCTGGCACAGATGTAGATGGTTTTTATCTTGGTACAGGTGCCGGTGCAGCATACGAGGTCAACCGGGCCATTACAGAATTTAACGAACGTGGGCGTGTTCGTCCTAACAGTCTAGTCAGCTCAATGAGCAGTGGTGGCGCCAGCTTTGTTGCAACACGAGACAACATCACAGGTCCTGTGTTTACACACAGCGCAGCCTGCGCCAGTAGCAGTGTCAGCATTGGCGAAGCATACCGAGCTATTCGGTCAGGCGAAGTTGATGTAATGGCGGCAGGCGGCAGTGAGTTTTGTCTAAGTCCCCTACTGATCGAACAATGGCGTGCCATGCGAGCCTTGGGCACAGACTCAAGACCATTTGGTGCTGACCGTGACGGTATTATCCTAGGTGAAGGCAGCGTGATCTACATCTTAGAAAGCATGGATCGCGCTGTGGCACGTGGTGCAAAAATCTACGCAGAAATTTGTGGATATGGCATCAGCTGTGGTAGCGAGACGTTAACCAAGCCCAGTGAAGCAGGACAAATAGCAGCAATCACACAGGCATTGAAAGGCATAGATCCTGCTGGTGTTACCTATGTGAACGCACATGGCACAGGTACTCCCATTGGAGATCTAGTAGAGTTGCACAGCATAGATAAAATTTTACCAAAGGGTGTTCCCATCAGCTCAACAAAGGCCCTACACGGACACCTGCTGGGCTGTTCAGGCGCAATGGAATTGATTGCCTGTTTGGCAACACTTGAGCAAGATCGAATCATTCCAAATTGGAATCTAAACAACCCGGATCCAGCGATCCCGGAGGGCATTAACTTGCCAACTACTGTAATTGATTGTAAACAACAAGTTTGTCTAAACAACAGTTTTGCATTTGGCGGAACTAATGTTGTTTTGGCTTTGTCAAAGATGGTAGCATATGATTACACTAACCGCTAGAGAATGGGCGAAGATCCGCGTCAAGATTTATGAAGAATATCACTGGAAGCCCAGTGTGTTTATGATACGTGAAACCATGAAGCGTGAACTAGGATTCACAACACGCTATCACAAGACATATTTGCACCAACATGGCTCACAAGAAATCATCTACCTTGACTTCTACAATGATGCAATGGAAACTCTGTTTAGATTGAAGTATCTATGATAGTCAGTGACCTTTTCAAAATCCGTGACATCGACTACCGTGAGTTTCAATGGAGTGTATCCTGGGAAGGACATGGCACTGTTGGCAAACCTGATTCAAAGGCATTGGATAAAATGTGGGCCGCTGCTTGGGATACCAATTCACGGCAAGTAGCATTCACTGGTATAAATCATGGTGTGATGATTATTGAACGAATACTGGTAGAAGAACACCGGTATTCTCCGGCAAGATTATTTCTTGATCACATATTGCCACTTAGTGGTGTTGCGTTTGAAACTAGAGCGCAAGCAGAACAGTTTGTGCATACTATGGAACAACAGATCATTCTTTCAGTATTAAACCGAGACTACGCAGATGAGTGATGACGTATTCGCTGAATGGAAGCAGAATCGATTCATCATTGCACCACGCGAGCTGGTGGATGATGGTGTACACTTGATTGTGCTGACTGATTATCGTTATTGGGCCCAGCACTCAGATGAGTTGGCAGCTTGGTGTCAAGCGCGAGATTCTGTGACACAGGGCATGACAGTGGTGATCAAGGATGAGGCAACGCTGACTGAATTTGTATTGAGGTGGTCGTGAGTTACAGTGGAGCAGGCAAATTGGCGCCCGGCGGTATGGAAATAACACAACGAATATACAATGGCGCAGACTGCTATCCTTGGCGCGAAGTGTTTGCATTTTGGCCAGTAAAGACAATCAGCGGCAAGCGTGTTTGGTTGCGTAAGATTTACAAGCAGCGTTTCTGGGCAGTTTGGGGCAAAGGGTTTCACATGGAACCCCACGTGGAGTATGCAGAACTTTTTGAGGTGTTGGCAGATGAGAACTAGTATTTGGTATCGTACAGAAGAACAGTCACCGGCTAAGAGTGGCTACTATCTCAGCTATCGTGGATTTGGCATGGGCGGCATGAGTGACTACGATCACGCCAATGGCTATATGTGGTATGATCGCAAGTCCGATGGTTGGTATGACTACAGTGATATGCGAGATAGTGCCATAGTCTACTACTGGACAGATGCAGATCCAGAGCATTGGGTTGATGCAGATCCACCCAGCATAAAGATTCGTCCTGGATATCGAGCACGAGGAACTCATTCTGAGATTCCAGCTGTGCAAGATGCTTGGGCCGCGGTAGAAGAAGCTATTAAACGTTATGAAACTGTAAAGGCATTGGTACAATGAAGTGTATTACTAATCGCATGGGCAATATTCAACTGCCTTGGGAACCTGGACTGTTGGAATGGCTACAGGACAACTATCCCTACTCACAATATCACATCATGGAGTTGGCATGAAGACCAATCATCTCGTAGACGAAGAACTGTTAAGCTATCTTGATCTAACCAGCACCGATCCTCTGGTACGACGTCTGTGCGAAATTGTGATCGCTCAGTCCACAATAAGAAGAATTGAATTGGAGGATCAGTTAAGTGAAGCCGAAGAAAATGCCGAATACTACAAAGAACTCTATAATGACTCCAAGTCTGATATAAAACAGCTAGAGCGAGAAAATCGACTGCTAAGAGAGAAATTGGACATGTGGAACATCATGAATAATACCAACTTGACTTAAACGGCGTTTGATGCTATAATACACTATGGGCAAAATGAAAGAACTCACACTTGATGAAGAATTCTCCAAAATTCTGACCGAAGCAATGACACGAGAAATGGAACAAGCGATGCTCAAAATGGAACACGCACTGCTCAGTTCAAAAGAACTGATAGTGGACGACAGTTGGTCCAAGGCACCGTTTACCACACGCAAGTTTACTTGGCCATTTGCTTATTGTCTCGACGAAGTAGTTGAATGGATTCACCTCAACTCCACTGGCGGATATAGACTGATTGGCCAAGAGTTTTGGTTTCAAAACAAAAAAGATTTAACTGCATTTATTTTAAAGTGGAGCTGACATGGCAACAGAAATTCGAATCCGTAGACCCGATGATGAGCGCATGATTGAAATGGAAGCATGGCTACGCGACAACATTGGCCTGGGCAGTCATCGTACCAATAAGAATACTTGGTTGGGCATTGAAGATTGGTTCTACTATGACGACTGGCCCGAGTTGCCTGAAGATGACCAAGAGTTGGAAGATGAAGATGACGAGGCCGAGGCCGACTTGATATTCACATTCCGACGTGACGCCGATGCCACTATGTTTGCATTAAAATGGACAACGACGACAGTTTGAAAAATCTTTACGCTACACCAGATGATCGTATAGACACGATTTTGGATCGTAGCCACGTGACGTTTTGGCGCTGTCTACGCAGAGCCAAGCCAGCAAACATTACTGACCCATTTGAAATTGCAAACTATGTGTTGGATGAATTTGGGGTAGAGCTTGCTGTCACCATTGGTGAATTTGGTGGTATTGGATATGCGCCCGAAGCTAAGATTGTAGATGAGCAGAAATATTTACTATTTTTGCTTAAATATCAAAGTTGACACACAAATTATAATACACTATGAAAGTTTCTATTGGACCTTACCTCAATCATTGGGGACCATATCAAATTGCTGATGCCATCTTCTTTTGGGTTGAAAAATACCCCGACAATGACAAGTTGACCGAACGTTGGGACTACCGCCTACACGATTGGTTTGGTGATTGGTTGTCCAAAGACCGACACGGCAAAGACAGCCGGCTCACACATTTTTGCAATTGGATTTACGAACGCCGCCGGCGCCGCGTAAAAATCAAGTTGGATTACTATGATCACTGGAACGCAGAACACACCTTGGCCTTGATTACTTTGCCACTCTTGAAAAAGCTGAAAGAAACCAAACACGGTTCAGGCATGGTTGACTACAGTGATGTACCAGATCATTTGATCCCTACCGAAGATGCAGGTCCCAGCAATCACTACACTGACAACACCATACATGAACGCTGGGAATGGGTCTTGGATGAAATAATTTGGACCTTTGAGCAGATTGTGGACGATGATGCAGAATCTCAGTTTTTTGATCACAGTGCTGTGGACCATAGTACCGGACTCAATGCCCAAATTAGTGCAATCCGTATTGACCAAGAAGGGTTGGATGCTTGGCGTGAACGCAAACAAAATGGACTGCGACTGTTTGGCAAGTACTACAGCAGTCTTTGGGATTGACCACTAATGACAGTTATGCTATAATAAGTATATTATAGGAATAGATATGCGTGTAAGTGTAATGAGTGATCTACATCTTGACTTTGCAGACTTGACTCTGCCGGGCGGTGATGTACTAATCTTGAGCGGCGACTTGTGTGAAGCAAAAAGTATCAAAAAGGACTTGTACAAGACTCCTGAATTCATGGCTGCACATCCAGACATGAAAAAGATACTAGTAGAGGGTGGGCGTGATGATCGTAGAATTGATCGTTACTATCGCTTTCTTGAAGAAGAATGCAGCAAGTATCGTGAGGTCATCTATGTGTTTGGTAATCACGAACACTATGGATCTACTTACCACAAGACATTTGAGCATGTTCGAGCACAGTTGCCCGGCAACATCCATCTGCTTGAAAACGAAACATTTGAACTGGATGGGGTATTGTTTTTGGGTGCCACACTGTGGACTGACATGAACAACATGGATCAGCTTACCATGTATCACATGAAAAGCATGATGAACGACTACCGTCACATCACCATGCTGAATGAAGCCAAGCACATTTATCACAAGCTGACTCCAGAATACACAGTTGAACAGCATGTCAAGACCAAGCAGTACTTTAGGCACGTTCTGAGTGAAAATCGTCAGAGTGCCAATCCCAAGCCGGTTGTGGTTGTGACACATCACAGTCCCAGCAAGCAGAGCACTCATCCACGATACGCACACGATACAATCATGAACGGTGCCTACAGTAGTGATCTTGAAGAATTCATTTTAGAAAATCCAGAAATCAAGTTCTGGACACATGGTCATACACACGAACCATTCCGTTATCGGGTTGGCGACTGTGAGGTCATTTGTAACCCACGTGGTTATAAAATGTATGAGCAACGGGCAGAAGTTTTTGATCCAACTGAAGGTTTTGACATCTAAGGAGTAGTAATGGAAGATCTCATGGCATTTGGCGCTTGGTTACTGGACCTGGCAGTATGGAGTATGTTTTGGTTCTTTGTGTTTAGGGCCATTCGTTGGGTCATTGACCTGCGAGCAGCGGTAGAAGAAGCAGGAGAGCTACGTGAAGAAATGGTTGCAACCTTGAGCAAGATCATGCACGGTGTCAAGCAGGAAAAACATAAAGATGTAATCTACTGGTTTGATGAAGAAAGTGATGCCTTCCTAGCACAAGGGCGCACAGTGGATGAGATTCGTGAACATCTCAAACAGCGTTGGAAAGATCATATCTTTTTAATCAACGGCACACACGTCATGGCAGGACCTGACTATGAGCTACAGGAAGCAGCGGATGCAGACAAAATGGGGCAGACATTTGCCAACAAGATGATTGACAGAATGAAAGCACAGGGACGACTATGAAGCAGGCAATTGAAGGTGTTTATGTTCGTAAAACTTGGGACGATGCTGCCTTGTTTGGAGTTGTATGCGATTGCGGCGATCCTGAACATGATCACAATGTTTGGGTTGAGGCCGATGATACTGGTGTGCAGGTCAACATCTACACACAGGTAAAAAGCCAGTGGTGGGAACTAAATCGTTGGCGACAGATCTGGCGTTTGCTTACACGTGGTTACGTGGAATATGAAGCAACTATTTGCATGAGTGAACAGCAGGCACTTAACTACGCAGACACGCTTACTCAAGCAGTAAAAAGTATTAAGAAATCTCAACTTGACCCAAAATGATTTTGTTGTTATAATACAGTTATGACAATGCACTTACATCACCCCAGTCTTAGCCTTGCTGGCAAGAAAAAAGGCAAGGTTAAATTTCGCAACGCTGAAGAAGCTCGCAAGTCACGCCAGTTAGACGCTGATTGGCAAGAGCTACAGAAAAAGTGGGGCGTGGATGCTGACGCTAAGAAACGTCAACGTGCCATGTCTGCACCTGCATTGACCTATTCGCTTGGTGCACCAGCAGGTCGCGGCAATACCAATCACATTCCTAGCAAGGTAACAGCAGGCGCAAGCACTGCCTCTGTGACCAAAGTCTACACAGGCACCAAGGTCAAGGGCATTGCCACCATGCACAAGAGCAACGCTGTGCCAGTGTTCTCAGATGAAGAGGCTGTGGAAATCAGCCGTATGCGCCGTGGCTGAGCGTTATCATTATTACTGCGTCACAAAAGGCAATGAGGTTCGACATCTTACCTCAAACGCTCCTCCACGCAATACAAGTTGGTACCATGCAAACTATGACATAGTTTGGTGTCAAGGTCCCCAAGGTGGAGTACGCTTGGTCCACTACAACTGGTCAAAGTTTCCCGACTGGTTACGCAAGTACGGTTACATAACCCGAGACGAAAAAGCCATGCAGGAGTTTGCGTGGGCCAAATTACAAGCAAAGGATATTAATTGAAAATAGTATTAGCAACAGGGGGCTTTGATCCCATTCACAGCGGTCATATCGCATACTTACGAGCAGCCAAACAACTGGGTGATATATTAATTGTTGGCTTAAACAGCAATGCTTGGCTTGAACGCAAAAAAGGCAGAGCATTTATGCCATGGCATGAACGCGAATCAGTGGTTAATAACTTAAAATTTGTTGATAGAACCACATATTGGGATGACAGTGATGGTAGCGCGATTAAGTTATTGGAAAATATAAAGACTCGTTACCCGAATGATGAAATCATCTTTGCCAATGGCGGTGATCGTACTGCCGACAACATTCCTGAAATGTCAGTAGAGGGTGTGGAGTTTGTGTTTGGCGTTGGCGGAGACTGCAAAGCCAACAGTAGCAGTTGGATTCTTGATGAATGGAAGGCTCCTAAAACCGAGCGTCCCTGGGGCTATTATCGTGTTTTGCATGAAGTAAACGGCACAAAAGTCAAAGAACTCACCATCATGCCGGGACAAAAGCTGAGTATGCAACGGCATCGTGACCGAGCAGAACACTGGCACGTTACAGGCGGGCGTTGTATTGTAAACGAACAGGGCAACAGCGGTTATGCTTTTCCGTCTCGTGAACTGCAAATACACAGCATGTATTCTGTTCCCAAAATGGGCTGGCATCAACTTACTAATCCATTTGACGAGCCTTGCACACTGGTAGAAATACAGTACGGCACTGATTGTACAGAAGAAGACATTGAGCGCCGCTAAATAACTTTTTAGGAGAACTAGCCAAAGTGGCAAAAGAAGATTTAATCAAACTATCGGGCAAAATAGAAGAAGTTTTGCCCAATGCTATGTTTCGTGTGGTATTGGAAAACAACCACAAGATCATTGCCACAATTGGTGGTAAACTTAGACAGCATAATATACGCATTTTATTGGGAGACACAGTCGACGTTGAAATGTCACCATATGACATGAATCGTGGACGGGTGGTTTATCGTAACAAATGATTTGCTTTAACCGCAGCAAAAAGTCTCTTTCTTGCCTCTGACATTTTAGCACGGGTTTCTGCTGACAGTGGTTTACCTTTTCTAGCAGCCGACATTTTTGCTTTTGTTTCGTCTGAAAACTTTTTACCTACATGCGCTCCGGTGCCTGGACGAATTTTTTCTTTTTTAATCTTAACTGACTCGCAAATCTCTTTTGGAATACGTTGCCCTTTATTATGAGCGATTTGCCCAGAAGGACCTTCTCCGCCATCTGTTTTATTGCGTAAAATTCCGGTACCTAGATCTTTGCGTCCGTACCATTTAATATATCTTCTTTCTAATGCAAGGGCACCAATATCAGTGAGATGAGTTTCTAAGAAAACAATAAATTTTCTATCTTTAGGAACTTCTACGTTATGCTTTTCTATATAACGTTTATTCTTTCCCTTGCCAATATAATAAGGTGTACCATCTTTACGTAGGTAAGCATATACATAATAAATATTCATGTCGCTGATCGCTCCTTCAAGCATTAGAGTAGTTGGATACGCCAATATCGCGAACTACACCCTTATTTATATAAATATTCAATGAGACATATCATTGAACTACTAGAAGCAAAAGAAAAGCTAGAACAAAAAGCTCTGCCCTACAACCGTAGTGCATTGGCTCCTGTACTAAGCAAAACCAATATAGATAACCACTACGGCAAGCTGTACAAGGGCTACGTAGATCGTTTCAACAAGGGCGAAGGCGACAAGAACTTCAACAAGGCCGGAGCATTCTTACATGCCATCTGGTTCCCGCAACTGAAGGCACCCAAGAACGCCAATGCCCCACACGGTGCAAGTCTGGCTCTTATTAACAAACACTTTGGAAACTTCCTAGACTTTAAACGGGACTTTGAAGCCGAAGCCATGAAGATACAGGGTTCGGGTTGGATCTACCTAAGCCGTAGTGGCCAGATCAAGACCATCAAAAATCACGCAGAACGCACAGATATTGCACTCTTGGTTGACTGGTGGGAACATGCTTGGGCCTTGGACTATGGGTCAGACAAGAAGAAATACCTCAATAATCTCTGGCGCTGTATCAACTGGGAAATGGTCAACCGCAGGATTTACTCGGGAAAATAACTAAATACAGCAAACAGGATAATTTATGTCGTTTGCTAATGTTAATCTAGGTACTACCGCCGGGGACGGATCAGGAGATCCCTTACGCACCGCCTTTAATAAAATAAATCAAAATTTTGCCAATATTGCTGCAGGGCAGATCACTGTCAATGCTCCGGTACTAACTGTAGCTGGACGCACGGGAAATATTGTACTGACTGCCAGTGATGTTGCAGGTACAATGACTATTGCTAACCTGCAAGCACAGTTAACTAGCTTTACCGGGAACCTAGCAGTTGTTAAACTTCAAACCAGTGGCGATGCCGTAACTGGATATAACAGTCTCTATGTTGGACGTCAAACGGGCTTCACAGTAGTTCCTAACCTGCTTACACAGCACACAGGCAATTTCAACAGCTACAGTCAAATCAACAGTCAAAATACTGCAAGCGGCAATCAAAGCACCACTGACTATGTGGCCACTGCCGACAACGGAAGCAATACTTCAAACTACATTGACATGGGTATTGCCGGCGGTTCATACGATGGCACAGTGCCCAGCAACAGTCTAGGCACTAGCCTTTACCCCAACGACGGTTACGTGTATGTACAGGGCAGCACACCCGGAACAGCAGGCGGTAACTTGGTCTTGGGTACAACAGTGCCTGGAACCAGCATTAACTTCCTAGCAGGCGGTATCAACAGCAGTAATATTGCGGTGTCAATCAACAACCCAGGTACTAATCCTACAAGCGTCAGCACAGGAGCTTTGGTAGTTGTTGGTGGGGTCGGAGTCAGTGGCAACCTCAACGTTGGGCAATATAACAAAAGTCTGCACAACATCCGCGGCAATATCTTGCTAGGCATTGGTAACGTTGTAGCATCAGCTGACAGTATTTTAACTATCAATCAAAACTCAGCTACACCACTGAACGCACCAAACAACATCGTTCACATGAGTGCCCCTGATGGTAAGAGCGGCCAGTACGGTGCTGACAGTTTTGGTGACAGTACTGTTTACTCGGGAATGTTATTGAGAAAAGCAAGAGGCACAAGCTCTTCACCAGCTCCGCTCTTAGCCGATGACATTATTGCCTCGTTTGCAGCAAAAGGCTGGAGTGGTGTTAACGGATTCACAGGCCCCACCTACTTGGGTTCTAACTTCAGTGTGTTTGCCGCAGAAAACTATACCAACACCAATCAAGGCACATACATTCGAATTGCCACCATACCAATTGGTGCTAATACCACTACACTGTCGGCAAAATTTTCAAATAACTCAATTGAGTTTCACTCCAACACTACCACAGTATTTGGAAACCTGCAGGTCACTGGAAACACCGCATTTACTATGGCCAACGTGGCACAGTGGACAGTTCCTGTATACAACGTGCAAGACGCACTGAATCAACTTGCTGGACGTCTAGCCAACATCGGTCACTAAAGCCTAAATCAGCTAAATACTAGAAATATTTAGGCTTTTAGACATGACCACACCCATCAATTTAGTCAACACTGGTACATCGGCAAACGATGGTACCGGTGATACTATCCGTAGCGCATTTCAAACAGTTAACAACAACTTCAGCTACATCACCAGCTATACCATTGCAAACGTTGCAACCAATAACAGCGTACTTTATGCCAACACAGGAGTACGCAAATTTGTAGCAAACGGTATTGGCACATTCAGCAATGTATGGATCAACTTGCCCACTAGCGGTTGGGACGGACAGGAACTATTGCTTACTAGTCTAGTGCCTATTTCAAGTTGTTTCGTAAATCAAAACGGACAGAACATACTGTGGCTTGGCAACGGTTTCTTCAGTGGCGGTAATGTAACAGCACGTCTAACCTATACAACAAGCAACAATCGCTGGATGACATTCTAATGGCAAACCCAATTTGGATAACTGGTAACGGCGCAAATTTAATAAATCTAGGCACCGTAACTGAAGGCAACTACTTTGAAGTGCCTTTAGATGCCTACGATCCAGCTGGTGGTGCAGTCACCTACAAGTTTCTAGCAGGAACATTACCTCCAGGTGTACGTATCAACGCAGCCGGCTTTATCCAAGGCGGTCCCTTAATTGAAGACGTTGCAAACCAATCGCGTACTTTTGAGTTTGCAGTTCGTGCAACAGATCAAAACGGACTGGTTAGTGATAAGTCGTTTACACTGACAGTTGCCAACATCAATCCTCCTGTTATCACGCCAAGAGTAACTGACCTTGGAGAAGTATTTGACGGCGAGTTCTATAGCCTACAACTAGAAGCCATTGAACTTAATCCCTATGCTACGCTGACTTGGAGTCTTGACGCAGGCAGTTTACCAAACGGACTAACATTGAGTTCATCCGGACTGATTAGCGGCTTTATTTTACCATTGGCCACATTTGGTAACAATGGACTGTTTGGTTTCAACGCAACACCCTACGAAGAGTTTGGTTATGAAAACGCCGCCAGTTATCAAAACAACACCTACAAGTTCACAGTCAAGGTATTCGATGGTGCTAACTATGACAGTTTAACCTATAAACTCTATGTTGTTGCCAAGGACTACTACAGCGCAGACAACACCACAATCAAGATCAATGACACACATTTGACCATTGATCAAGACAACAAGTACTTGCCTATTATGACTACGCCAAGTCAAGCACTGCCTGAAGTGCGTAGTAATAGCAAGTTTGCATTTCAATTCCAAGCCATTGATCCAAACGATGTTGCACTAAGTTACGCACTGAGCCTAGGCGGAGCAGGATCAGGATTTGACTACAATGGTACGCAAGGTTTTGATACACTGGCATTTGACCAAGAAAACCTAAGTGTGCCTCCAGGCTTGATCTTGGATGCTACTACAGGATGGTTTGGTGGCACAGTTGGCGGACAAGTACAGGCAGTGCAAGACTATGTATTTGAAGTATATGCTTTTGAAACAGGTGACCCTACTAGAGCCAGCTTGCCCATCAAGTACACCATGACTGTGCTTGGTGATATTACTAACAATATAACATGGGTAACTGGCAGAGACCTAGGCACTATTGACAACGGTACTGTCAGTCAACTTGGCGTTAGTGCTGTAAACCATGCAGGCAAGAGCCTTGTATATTCTCTAGTGCCAGACACCAGCCGTTTGCCACAGGGACTTGAACTGCAAAGTTCGGGATTGATTGTGGGACGTACAGGATTTGAATTCTTTAGTCTAGATGGTGGTTCAACTACAGTAGATGGTGTTATCAGCAACTTTGACAATAGCTATAGTTTTACTGTGCAAGCAACTACCACAGACGGCACAGCCAGCAGCCAACAGTCATTTACAATTCTAGTCAAGAATGTCAACATGACACCTTACGAGAATGTTTACTTGAAAGCGTTGCCTACTGTGGATCAGCGCAATACATTCTTGAGCATTGTTAACAACAATGACATATTCCCTGCAGAATTGATCTACAGACCAAGCGATCCATGGTTTGGTCGTGCCACAGATATTCGCAGTCTGTTCCTAGCAGGCCTTGCACCTACAGCAGTTGATTCTTATATTGCATCTATTGCAACAAACACATATCAAAAGCGCATTGAGTTTAGTGAAGTTAAAACAGCACAGGCAGTTGATGCTAACTTCAATGTCAAATACGAAGTTGTCTATGTTGAGCTGATTGACAACGCAGTATACAAAGGCAATAGTCCTGCCAACAGTCGTTACAATAGCACAATTGACAAGACTGTTTATCCCAACAGCTTTGAGAACATGAGCAGCGTTGTAACCAACACAACAGGTTATGCCAACATTGGCGCTATTCCTGATTGGATGAGTAGCCCACAAAGCGACTTAAAAACACTGGGATTTACACGAGCAATCGTATTGGCCTATACCGTACCGGGTGCAAGCAAATTGATTGCTTATAGACTAAAATCAAATGGTATTGTATTCAACAATGTCAACTTTGTTGCTGATCGTTACGATCTTGACAACGGCCTGTCTGCCAACTACAATATCACAGCAAAGAGCTACAACCTCAGCAAGGAAACTACATTTGATCGCATTGTACGCACAGGTACTATTGCTACCAGTGTTACATATGGTATCAATAATCTAGCCTTCAACATGATCAACAATCAAACTGTGGCGCAGATAAATTCCCGCGGTGGACTTGATGGTGTTAAGAACTTTGCCAATGGCGAGACACTGATATTTGTACGACAAGAAAACTACCCTGGAGAAACTGGCAGCTACGATGGTTGGACTAATGGTGCTGCAATCATTCCAGGTTGGGTTGAATTTACCAACAGCGCCAAGTATTCCAATGGCACTGCTGGCTTTCCAAGCAATCCATCTGTTGGACAAGCGGCATTAGTTAACAACGTATATTATCAATATGTAATTGACTACGACAACAACGGTAATGTCATAGACACAGTATGGAAAGTCGCTAACCTACGTGTTAATGTTTGGCAAATCAACATCTCCAACACCAACGTAGTCACACTAACTCCGGTAATTTTCCTACGCAACACTGGCACCGGAGTCAATTTCTCCCAGATCTATAGTGTGGTATCAGCTGGCGATCGTGTGCAAATCAACCGAGGAAACACACATACCGAAACAGTGGTGCTGTACAATACGTCCCTACAGTCAGGATTCAGTGTACCTGCATACACACCATTGCAGACACGCCTTGCTGACGCTGGTGCAGAGACCAAATTTGACAACTACGGTACGAGATTCCTCAATAATCGAATCAGTTATGGAAATCCAGAATCCAGCGACACTTGGCTAAAATTCCCCTATAATGGTCCGCTGCTGACATAAATACACTATACCGGAGTTTTTTCTAAATGTCAAACATTAACCCAAATAACATCGACGGAACCTTTCCCGTTGCTGGCCAAGACAACAGCAGCCAAGGTTTCCGTGATAACTTCACTAATATTCGTAACAACTTCAGTTATGCACAAAGTGAAATTGCAGACTTGCAAGCCAAAGCTATTACAACCAGCGCACTGAATGGTGCTACGCTAAACAACAGCATGGGCTACAATGCTATTCAAAATGCACAGTTGTTTAGTCCAAGTTACACTTATTTGAATATTGGTACTCCTACTGCCAGTTCAACTGTGACTCTTGACTATAGCCAAGGTAGCGCACAGAAGTTTACTACAAACGGCAGCTACACACTAGCATTTACTAACTGGCCTGCAAGCGGTCAACTTGCTACCCTTACACTATGGGTCTATGTAGCAAGCACTAGCCACACAATTACCCTGCCAATTTCTAGCCCAGGTGTTACAATTGGCCTAAATGATATCGCTGGTGCCAATGCCAGTACAGGTGTATTGACATTTGACCAAGTTGGCAACTATCTGTTACAGTTCACAACAGTTGACAACGGTAGCAACATCTTCATCACTGACTTGAGTCGCAATGCTGCAACTCTACGTGATCCAAACTTCTACTGGAACGACAATATCACCAGCACATTGTTTGCAGGATTTGGCGCAAACGCTGCACTATTGAACTATGCAGTGGGTGCCGATGCAGGACGCAGTACCATTGTCGCTGCTGGACAGTACAGCAGTACCAGCGTTGGTAACCTACAGTTAGCTAACTTGATCTATAGCACATTAGATACAGGTCCACTAAGCGGTTACAACATCACTGCTACACGCGGTAACTTGCAAACAGGTACATTTACTCCTGTACAAGGTGGCGACCTACTGGGTTATCACAATGCAGTTACACTAACTGGTAACGGTACTCCTACAATTGGTAACGTGTTCCAACAGGTCAGTACCATTGCATTCTATGCAACAGGTTCAAACGTTGTTTATGGACTAGGTGGTAACATTGTAATGGCCACAGGTAAAGATGGTGACGTTGCAGCAACGCACACAGTTTACCAAGCAGTGGGTATTGAGAACGACCAAAGTACCAAGTTCTACGGTAACGTGATCACTGCCAACGTATTTGTACCAAGCAGCTCAGCAACATTTGGCGGTAAAGCTGGCCAAATCTCATACGATTCTGGAAATATCTATATCTGCATTGGGCCAGGAAACTGGAAACGTGCTGCTCTAAGCACATTCTAATATTTTCCAAACCACTTGACTCCTTGCCTGTAAATAGTTTATACTTACAGCAAGGAGTTTTTCTATGCACCCACTAGGAAACGATTTATCAAAATTGAGCGACGATGAGGTAACCAAAAAGCTCGCAGATCTCAACAAGCGTTATGTACAGGCTTATCGAATTGGCCCACACCAGATCATTCCACAACTACAGATGCTGATCCAAGACTACCAAGATGAAATGGCTAGACGTAATGCCAAACTGATGCAGGAAATGCAAGAGAAGATGGACAAATCGGGCAAAAAAGGCGGCGGCTTTAAAGATATTATCAACATTGGATGAAGTACGATCACTACGGACAATCATATACAACAGAAGCGGAACTGTTTGAACTACTGTATCAAAACCCCGAGTTGGATATTGGTAAGTTTCGTGTTGAAGATCCGTTTAAGTATAATGATGCAGTCAAATCACTATATGCTGATGTGCCCTTGTTGACTGTGTTTCATAGAGTAGATTGGGGCGGTGCAGATGGATTTGATCGTCACAATCAATCCATATGGTACATGCCTGATGAATACAAGAGCATGGACATTGCACAGTGGATATTGGATCAATGTCAAACAGATGCAGAACTACAGCGTGTGGGCGAAGAATTGTTGTTGTACGTAGATCGTGAGCTAATTGATCTCTTACGCTATTTGAAGTATTTTGTAGACACCATGCGAGCAAATGGGGTAGTCTGGGGTCTAGGTCGTGGTAGTAGTGTAGCCAGTTATGTGCTATACTTGATTGGTGTACACCGTATCAACAGCATGTACTATGATCTAGACATCGGCGAATTTTTAAAGTAAATAATTAGACAGGAGTAAACATGTCAAACAAGTATAGAACAGCACACGGCAAACAGTTGGACATTGACAAACTACGTTTGGTCAATGAAAAGACTATTGCTGTGGGCAATATGAAGGTAAATGCCCGAGGAGATCAATTGGGCCAAGGCGGTAAAATCGTTGCAGGTCGCAACGAGGTAATGAACCAACAATACAAACTACAAACACCTATGATATCAGACAACCCACCAACGCACAATGTGGCACCCGACGGAGAAAGTTTTGATCCGCCAGATATGCCCAAGGCAGAAGAAATTAAACCACTAGAACCAAAACTACGTGGCACATTGGCCGATAGCATTGCCAAGCAAACAACTGTTGAGCAAAAACTATTGGACAAAGACATGCACAAACCCAAAGGACCACAGAGAATCTAAATGGCAAAAGCAGCATTTGAAGCAAAGAAAATTGAGCGAATTCGCGCACTGAATTCACATGTACTAGTAACAGACATGTACTTCGGACAACGCAAACTGGGCAGTGGTATTATTCTGCCCAACGACGATGGCAAGGGCGAAGGCATTCGTCCACGTTGGTGTCGTGTGTTTGCAGTAGGTCCCGACCAGCATGATGTTGAGGTAGGACAGTGGATTCTAGTAGCACACGGACGCTGGACACGTGCCAATGATATTGAAGTCAACGGCGAGAAGAAACAGTTGCGCCGTGTTGACCACAACGACATCTTGTTGGTCAGTGACGAGGAACCCGAAAACATTGAAGGCGTCAGTGACGCACTCAGCGTCTCAGCATTGTCACGCTAATGGGATATCGTAGAGACTATGACGACAACGCCATACGGCATGGCGTTTGGTCAATGCGGGCTGAATTACTAAACCCCAGGACCGACAGTTATGTTGCTTGGGAAACCAAAACAAGACTGTATCAGCTGAAATGGTTGATAGACGACACCCTGGCCAAGAGTGCCACCTACGCAGGTGAAACCGAATGGCTCGAAGCAGAAGAAAAGAAACGAGTATGGGAAATCCTGAATCAGAAGTAAAAAGCAAACGGCCTTTTCCAGTTTGGTTGCTTTTATTGGCAGCTCCGTTTATAATTGCTATATGGGTCATAATGAATCCCAAGAAATATTGGCAACAAGTCAAGAAAGATTTGGAGTTATTGTGACTCACGAAGAATACCTTGAGCAGTTAAGAGCTGTGGCGCCAAAGACTCCCGAAGTAGCCCGTGCTTTCCTTAAAAGTCTTGGCCTGCTTAAAAAGCGGCGGATACTTGAAGGCGAAGAACTTGAACAAGTACTAACCATGTTGCGACTGCTAGGTCCCGGTGAGGCATCAAACAATCAACGTGTCTGGACTACATCGTGGCGTATAGGCAACATTGAATACAATCATCACGTGGGTGATGGCTTTGACGAACTAGAAGAGGTAACGGACGATGATGAGTGACGGTGGAAAAGGATCTAGTCCAAGACCATTTAGTGTGAGTCAAGAGACTTTTGGCAACAACTACGATGCAATTTTTAGAAAGAAAGAGATGACACCTCGTGTTCAAGAAGACAAAAAAGAATTCGGTAGCTGCGGTTGTGGACGCAGTCCTGACGGCAAGTGCTGCGGCTGGCACGGGCTCACGGAAGCAGCGTATCAAGAGGCTTTGGCAGAATATAACCGACGAAACGGTATTGATCCCGCGAACCAATAACTACGATTGTTATTGCTATAGATGCAACAAAGATCGAAAGGTAAACGGCATTCCGTATCCGTTGACTCGTATGATCTTGTGCCCCAACTGTGGCAACAAACGTTGCCCACACGCAACTGATCATCGCTTGGCTTGTACTAACAGCAACAATCCAGGACAAACAGGAAGTAGATATCAATGAACGATGTTAACAAACCTTACCTGGACAAAGAGTTCAAAGAACTTGCTGAAAAAGTAGGTTTATTGGCTCCGGCTTATCATACAGGTGACGGCACACGATTTTATATCGACCGTATGCTACAGATGTATTCACTTGAATTAAAGAAACATTTCGGAGTTGAAGAATGA